ATCGATTTTCAGGATCGATTATTTATCAGGACGAAGCCGAAAGCTTTGCTGCTTTAATCACGGCTGCTGTTAAATCCAGTGCGAACCTGTCCAGTGCGGACCTGTCCAGTGCGGACCTGTACGGTGCGAACCTGTACGGTGCGAACCTGTACGGTGCGAACCTGTACGGTGCGAACCTGTCCAGTGCGGACCTGTCCAGTGCGGACCTGTACGGTGCGAACCTGTACGGTGCGAACCTGTACGGTGCGAACCTGTACGGTGCGGCCAACATTTCCGATAAATTAAACGCAGAATCTTTTATCGTTCCTGAATCCGGTGCTTTTGATGGTTGGAAGAAGTGCAAAGACGGCGTTCTTGTTCGAGTACGAATTCCTGCCAACGCTGCTCGATCAAATGCAACCGGGCGTAAGTGCCGTGCAAGTCACGTTAAAGTTCTTGAAATTATTGGTGCAAAGGTTGCTGTATCTACATACGATAATAAAACTACATACGAAATCGGGAAAACGGTTAAAGCCGATCACTGGAATGAAGATCGTTGGGTTGAATGCGGCGGCGGGATTCACTTTTTTATCACTAAGAAGGAAGCGGAACTTTATGCCCAATAAAAGATATCTAGGTGACGGTGTGTATGTTGACGAAAGTCCGGATCGCGGTGGTGTTGTTTTAACTACTGAAAACGGCTACACAATGACTAACACCATTTTTCTTGAACCAGAAGTCGTTGTTGCTTTGGCTGCTTATATTGAAGAAATGGTAAAACAATGAAAAACTTTATTATCGGATTGATTTATGTGTTGGGTCCTATCGCCGTAGAACTTGCTATATTTGTTTTAATTGTGTGGGTTTACAATAGGGAAGATCGATGAAAGCTAAAATTACATTCGAACAACAGGCCGAACGCTTCCTTAAAGAAGGTGAAACTAGGAAGCGTAGCCCGCTTCGTCCGGCATCGATTAGGACATATCGAGCGCAGATCGACAACCATCTTAATCCATTGATAGGAAAGACTTTACTGAAAGATGTTGGAAACAAAGCACTTAGTGAACTTGTACAGAAGCTATCAGAAAAAGGTTTGTCTGCACGAACAATTGCACTTAACGTTGTTCTGGTTAAGAAGATTCGTAAATCTGCCACGAATGAAGACGGGGACTCTTTGTATCCGCAAATTTGGAATCCTGACGTTATTGACGCACCGGAAGTAGACACCACTAAACAACCCATTCTTGATGCACAGGCCATTTCTGGCGTACTTTCTAAGGAATCTAAGGCCGCAGACCATAGAAAGGTGCTGTACGCACTTCTAGCGAGCACCGGGATGCGAATTGCCGAAGCTTTGGCTATACAGGTTATCCCGGACGACAAGGTTAGTACAGTTTGGGTTCCTTCGGAGTCGAAAATTACTATCCGCCAGCAGATGACCCGCGAAGGTTTGGCTCCGACTAAAACTAGGTCGGGAAATCGTGATGTTGATCTAAATCCCGAATTAAACGATTTCCTTGTTAAGAATGCCAACACGTTCAACGGTTTCATGTTTCCGGAGGCTATCAGTAAATACAGAGATAGCCTTATTAAAGATGGCATTACCAGTGGCTTTCATGCTTTCCGGAGGTTCCGTATCACGCATCTTGAATCTCAAGGCGTGCCTCGGGCACTGGCTATGGCATGGACCGGACACGGAGCAAAGAACGTGCATGAAACTTACATTAACTTCGGGGAGAGCGCAGAGGTGAGGAAAAGTTGGTGTGTAAAAGCAGGACTTGGATTTAAGTTGCCGGAGGCCGTGTGAATTTAATATGTTTTTATTGTGGCGTAAAAACTGTACCGTGGAGTAATAAAAAAGGTAAGAGGCCAGATAATTCCCGTAGTCAAGATCATATGGTTCCGCGATCACGGGGCGGTTCTCACTTATCGCACAATACCGTTACGTGCTGCAATAAATGCAACACAGAAAAAGGAAGCTTGACAGCGGAAGAGTATTTTGCAGTCCTAGCCTTTAGAAAAAACACGACGACTGAAAAACTAACACCAAATTGGCCGACTAAATTTATTGTGGATTATCAAATTTATGATTATGACGGCAAGACTACGTTAGGAAGGCCGACTCACTTTGAATCAAATAGCCCTTATGGATTGGCAAAGCAAATGGAAGAGGCGCACACTCAGGCGGCTCAAGCATTTTATCGGGTAAAGAAACAAAATGAAAAACTGGTTCGAACGCACGCTCCGATTGGTTGGGGATACAAGTTAGAAGTTATAATGATGTCCGCTTTAGCAGTACTCGCAACGTTTGTTGTATTAGCTATTCCAAGAATTTTTAAAATTATCCCTTGACAAATAAAAAGGACTGTGATAATATAAGTCATGTTACCAGTTTGGTCAGAAAAGTTAGCTGAGGCCGGAAGGAAGTACGACGGACACGTAACGCACGGCTCGCATATAGAACAAGTTAAGGTAATGAAAGAACAGATCAAGCAGATGATTGACAGGTTACATTTAATTGGAGACCAATGTTTGGCAGGCGGGCACAAGTCGAGAAGCCGCATGTTTCATGCTATCGCAAGATCATTTGAAGTGAGGTATCTGTGAACTATTCTAGAAAAACAATTATCGAACATAAAGATGTATCCGGTGTTATACAACGCTGGTGTATGAAATGTGGCATACATCTTGATAGCAAAGGAGAAATCGATCAGGATTTTTATTCTTACAGAAAATACCTTAAGCTTATGGAAATTCCTTTTGAACGTCGATGTAACCACTCTTCAGAAGCATCTCGGAATGCCACCAACGAAGAGTTAAAGATAATGATTGGAAATGTAAATATGACTGCTGATTTTCGCAATTTGCTTTGCGCGATTATTGAGAGGTTGCCTTGATATCGGAAGAAGATCGAAAAGAATTTAGTTATTACGCCGCAGGACAACTTGAATGCGGTACGTGGGTAGAAATCGTTCAACGGAGACCGGGTAACGTGTTAGAATTATTTATTACGCCAAAAGAAGGATTGAAGATCGAAGATACCGCAAGATTTAAAGATGGACAGTTACAAATTAATCTGTGGCCGGAATCCCTTGTAGGATTGTACAGCTTACTTAGTTTTGCACTCGGACAGACAAAACGCAGGAAATTTTTAGGACTATTCTAAGAAAGGATTTATGAGAGAGCTAACGATCAAGGTATCGATGGAAGATAACCATCCACTAGGGTGCCACATTCAGGCACTAGAGAAATCTCCTAACGGCGAATACAATATCGTTATTTCCAAGAAACAGATAGAAGATCAAAAGGTAAATCTGGCTCAAGTTATATCGCATGAAATCGGACATGCGTTAGGTTTTGAATTTGATCTGCCCTTTCACAGAAAATTCAAACAGCTAGCTGACGCGCCTGCTCATATACGGATCGTCGGACTTGCTAGCGGCGCAGTTGTAAAAATGGAACAAGAGGCGTGGGACTTTGCAAAACAGTTCTTTGAATTAGAACGAATTTCGATGGATTCGTACAAAGAAAGTCAAAAGACGGCTAGTTTAATGAATTGGTTTAATGCAGGAAAGGTAAAATGAATCCAATATTCTTGATTGATTTCTACAAGCACGGTCATGTTATTCAATATGACAAGCGTACGAAGCAGATATGGTCAAACTGGACTGCTCGATCATCACGTACAGGACGGCAGTCTGTGGCGTTCTTCGGGCTACAGTACTTCATTAAGAAGTATCTGATCGATGAATTTCATTATAATTTCTTTTGCCGTCCGCTGTATGTTGTTTTATCTGAATATCGCGAAGTAATTTCAAAGACACTAGGTATCAAAGACCCTAAAACAGATCATATCGAATATTTACACAACCTCGGGTACCTGCCACTGGATATTTATGCTCTGCCAGAGGGTGACACTGTACCAATAAAGGTACCGTCGATTGTCGTAACCAACACAGATGATAGCTGCTTCTGGTTGCCTAATTACATCGAAAGCATCATGTCTAACGTGCTATGGAAGGGTTCTACCAGTGCCACGACCGCACAAGAGTACCGAAGGCTGTTTATTCGACACGCTTTGCGTTCAGGAGAAACCGATCTTAGTTTTGTAGATTGGCAAGGTCATGACTTCTCATTTCGTGGTATGTCAGGACTTGAAGATGCCGTGTTATCTGGAATGGGCCACCTGACTTCGTTCAGCGGCACGGATACCGTTCCGGCGATCATTGCGGCGCACGATTACTACGGTGCGGATTACTCTGTCGGCGGTTCTGTGCCAGCCACCGAACATTCTGTGATGTGCTCGTACGGACAGGAAGATGAATTTGAAACCTTTAAGCATCTGATTACCGAAGTTTATCCGACCGGAATTGTCAGTATCGTTTCTGATACGTGGGACCTGTGGAAGGTGTTAACAAGTTATATTCCAAGACTTAAGGATACGATATTAGCACGGGACGGTAAGGTTGTTATTCGTCCGGATTCTGGTGATCCCGTTAAGATTATTTGCGGTACTACAAATATGCTAACGTGGTATACTCCTCCAGAAGAAAGAGGAACGTTGCGGCTTCTTTCGGAAGTTCTCGGAACAACGCCGGGAACTGGCTTACCGATGATTAATAAAGCGGGAGCCATTTACGGTGATTCGATTACATTAGAACGTGCCGATCAAATTTTGACACGTACAATTGATGAACTTAAGTTATCTCCATATAACATGATCTTCGGTATCGGAAGTTTTACATATGAATTTTGCACGAGAGATACATATGGGCACGCAATGAAGGCAACAGCGGTACGACGCGGGGACGAAGTTATCCCGATCTTCAAGAAGCCTGTAACAGATGACGGGGGCAAGACCAGCTTGAAGGGTATCCCGGCTGTGTATCAGGATAACGACGGTGAATATTTTGTAAAAGATATGCAGCAGCCCTCAGCATTAGATCACTGCGCGTACAAAAAGGTATTTTCAGGCAGTAAAGGCAACTTGTTGATCGATGAAAAGTTCGATGCAATCAGAAAGCGAGCACGAAGCTAATGTTTCTAACACTTAACTATCCGAACGGCAACGGCACGCAGTACGATATGTTCCGGTATCCGGCTGGCGAGGTTCAGGTCAGGTTAAAGGAACATACGATTGATCTATTGAAGTCCAAGCACACGGATAAAGTTCATCTGGTCGCTAGGATTACGAATGGCGAGGTCATGGAACTGGCCCAATTGATCGATGCCATCGACCACGCCAGCGGAACGAAGCACATCACATTGATCCTTCCTTATCTGCCTTACGGTCGAGCGGACCGCAGGTTCACTAACGGCGACTGTCATGGGCTCCGCGTATTCCTGTGGCAGTTAGGCCAAATGGTAGACGAGATTGTTACACTGGATGCGCACTCAGATAAATCCGACACCTTATGCATGATTACGGGGATACACTTTACAGATGTTTCTCCGATGCCAATTATCAATCAGGTGATTGATAAGTTAGACGGGACAACGGACATCGGCACAGCGGTAATTACCACAGGAGTCCTTCTACCAGATGCAGGAGCGGGCAGGTACGGAATCAAAACTAATTTAATCGCATCAAAGAAACGCGATTCTGAAACGGGTAAGCTTCTGGGATTTACAGTTCCCGCGAAGGAAGAATTTAAGTGTGATAACGTTTTAATTGTGGATGATATCTGTGACGGCGGAGGCACGTTTATAGGGATAGCGGATCAGATGAAGGATTACGGACTGGATTTGTATCTGTATGTGACGCACGGAATATTTTCAAAGGGGTACATCGAACTACTGAAGAGATTTAAGAAGATTTATACTACAGATTCTTTCGGTCTGTTAGACGGTATTGCCACACCAGATAATTATATCGCAAGAAATGAGCTTGAAATTATTCCGTGCATACCGACGATATTAGAACAGATTGAAAGTCGGACAGCTTTAGAGGTTAAATGAAAAAATTTAAGTTTTTGTTACTGGCTCTATTTTTGCTGCCTGTTTGTGCTTCGGCTCAAACAACGACCGCGTATGGAATCACCTTTCCCAATGCGCACCCCAGATTATTCTGGACCTCTGCTAGACTTACGACCGCGCAAGCGTGGGTAACTTCAACGAATTACGCTGGAGTTACAGCAGCGGATAGCGTTCCGCATTTAGAAGCTTCTTTATTTACTTGTTATGTGATGTCAGGTATGGCAGGAGCAGCAGGTACAACCGCAGCAACTGCCTGTACGAACGTCCTTTCGTGGGGAACAACACAGAACTTTCTTACCTGTTCTCAATCCCAAGCTTGTGACAACATCCGTGTTTACGGATACTTCGAAGCACTGATATTGGACTGGCTGGCACCGGGATGCCGTGCAGCAAGCTGCTTAACTTCCGGACAATTTTCTACCTTGTCTTCTACATGGGATACTTATTTAAACAATCAAAACGGTTTTGTGTGGGGTAATGTTGGAATGCCCGGAAGCAACTACTTTGCCGGGATGATCCGCAACGAAAACTTAAAAGGAATTGCTACTTATACAGAAGACACGACGGCATCAGATGCGTTGCTTGCGGATGCGGCTAATAAAACCGTAAGCGCTAGCACACGGTGGAATGATCTACAGAATTATGTAACGCAAAGCGGAACTCCGGGTGGCGCGGTAGATACCACGCTCGCTACAAACGGTTACGCACTACCGCAGCAAGAAGGTAGCGAATACGGACGGTACTGGTTTAACTATGAAATTTATCCGTTAACTTCAGCGGCTTTAAACGGCAGGGATATGTGGAAAGAAACTCCTGCATTTGAAAGTGCCGTTCTCAGCACCATTTATATGACAACTCCCGGTATGACGACCAACCGAAGCTCGTACGATTTCTTTCAGTGGTCGGACAGCGAAGATTGGGTTACAAACGCAGCCGGACCTACAGACCTTTACATGTGCGATGCAATGAGCGCATCCGCGCAAGAGTACTCAACCATAAGTATAGGTAAGTTAGCAAGATCGTGGCTAACCTTAGTAGGGAGCGCGAACTGCGATCCATCGTGGCTCTCTGTTGATCCCGGCGGAAGTTCACAGGCACTTAATACGCTGCCTCTTGATTATTTCGCATCCGGTCCGGGATATTTATTTGCCAGAAATACGTGGACCGCCGCATCCGCTACTTCTTTAATGGATCAGCTTCAATTAGAGTGCGGTAACACGACCGCGAACTGTGTAGGTCATGCGCATTACGATGCAGGAACGTTTCAAGTCTGGAGCAAGGGCGCGTGGGTAGCGAAGGAATCTACGTGTTACGCGGAAACACTAGCGGGGTACAACGATTCCGGGTTGGTGCACTGCACCGATGGCCTCGCACACAATGTCCCGGTAATCGGGGGCATGGCCGAAGTTAATGCGGGATGTACCGATGGTCGAGGGATTATAGAAAGGCTGGAAACACAATCTGGATATTCTTTCGCGCAAACTGATCTAACGAAGAGCTATCAGAATAATGTTTGCGATGGCGGGCACCCGGCCAGAGAAAACGGTGATGTAGTCAGTGTTTTAAGAGAACTGTACTACTTCCGTGGGATCAATACGTTTGTCGTTTTTGATCGCTTTCAAACAGGGGCATCTTCTGATTCCACAACTTTTACAAGTCACTGTGAAGGAACGTGGACATTATCCACGCCTAACGCTACCTGTGTTGTATCAGGGGAAGAAGCTTATTACACGGCGTTAGTACCGTCCGCACCTTCAATGGTGAGTGTAAACGAGGCGGATAATTCAGCCACCTGTCAAACTGGCGAGTGCCAGTACAGGCTTGAGAGCACAAATTCTAATCCGGGAAACACGGTCAGTTATGCTTTGTACACAGTTCAAATAGGAGATTCAACCGGGTTCTCAGCCTTGACCACATCTGTTGTAGACTCTAATTCAGGGAACCCGAGTAGCGGCACCTTTACGGCAACACTGGATTCGAATGATAGCTTGGTACTAAACAAGGGCGCGACATCTTCCGGCGGGACAATCGTGGCGGCAGGGGCAAGCAGATCGCTGACTAACTCGGTCGAGGTAATGACCGTTACGGATTCAGGAAATATCTGGGCAGAGCAAACAAATACAATTATTAACGGCGGAACTAAATTTAATACCGGGACGATTATTCAATAAGAGGATAAATGAAGTTAGAATGCGCATCATTTACAGATACCAATTTTTATTCTTTGATAGAACGCATGCAGGGCATAGCCGATCTTTATATAAAACGAGGAGACGAAATTATATCTATGACAACTGCTAGCCCGTCTGAAGGGATATATTACGGAGCAATATTCTTTAAGGAAAAAGAATGAAAATCGATTCTTTTACGGGTGAACACCGCTTTCTATCTAACTTTTACATACCCGCTCCCGTTTCTTTAAACGGAGTGATATATCCGTCTGTAGAGCACGCTTATCAAGCATCTAAATCAGACAACGAACTAGTCAGATTTCAGTTTACATATGGTACACCGGGTGACGCAAAGAGATTAGGCAGGATAATAAAACTGCGTAAAAATTGGGAACTAGATAAGGAAGCGGTTATGTTCGGACTACTTCGTAAAAAGTTTTTAATTCCCAATTTAAAGCAAAAGTTACTCGATACCGGGGACGCAGAACTGATCGAAGGTAACACATGGGGAGATACGTACTGGGGTGTTTGTAACGGAATAGGCCAAAACCGACTTGGAGTATTATTGATGAAGGTAAGGTCGGAATTAAGTGGATTGGTAGAACCTATATGAAATACAGCGATCTGCGGGCCAACGACCCGGTTATACAAGCGATCATCTTAAGGATCGTGCAAGCTAACATCCAACGTATCGATGTCGAGGCCATAGCTAAGATTTTATACGAAGGAGCAGACGGAAGGTACCTTCAAGAAGTTAAGGAAGACGATTGATTACTTTCCTAGCGCATCGATCCCGGCGTGTTCGGGTTCGTTTCTTGCGGCCTTGATCTTATCGCTGTACTTCTCTCTGGCTTCCGCCACGGCTTTCAGCACATCTTCTAACGGTGGCATCTTGCCGCTTGCGTGCAGTTCGTTTGCCGCAGCTTCTAAATCAGATGGCCTAATCTTCACTTCTTCTGTTTTCATTATTTAGCTCCTAACGCACTCAAGAAGTTAAGTCCGTGTATCCCGCCCGATGGATTTTCTACCTTGGGCGATTTTGGCTGTGGTTCCACGTTCTTCCCGAAATTAAAATCGGTGTCTGATTCTTTTGTTTTACGTTCTTCTAAAACTCTCTTTGCAGCATCAGAAAAATCTGAGTATTTTTCAGGGTTTGAAGAACCATGAGCGTCATACAAAGCTTTTTCATAGTACCATAGCACAGCTTGCAAACTGCTCGTTGTTAATCCGAGCTTATTTGCAACGTGTTCAAAAGACTGTTTCATAAGGGTACGCTCCGTGTTATTTCTAGGAGAGTCGGACACGAGTATATCTCCTCGTTTTGGATCAGTCCCCGTTTCTATCGTACCCATCCAACGGTTCCAAGAACGAGCAACCCACATGTCAGCGGTAAACGCAGATTCCAAACCGTGTAAATTTAAAGCAAACGGTCCGCGTTTTGCGCCTAATATCATGGCTCCCGGCTGCATATCTGTTGCCTTACCGCTGACCGGAGTTTGGCTCGGGGTCATATATTGGCGAAGCTCTGATACGGGATGTTCACTTAATAGCCAATCTGACGCACCTTTTTCACCTTTTTCTGCTATTAACTTATTTAAGCTATTAAATGCATTGCCGTATGCTTCAGCCGCATATCGGCCCCATGATTTACCTGTTTCGGGATTTACCGGAGAAAACTGCCCCGTTTCATTGTAGTGATCCCAAGCGTTAACCGCAGTATTTACATTTCCATGCGGCTCGGAACCAGCACTTACAATAGCTTCAGCAAATTTAAACAAGCTAGTTTTTACCGGAGTACCGATAGAATTTTTCTCTTCACTATTTAACTCAGGGCGAAGTTCTTGCATATACTTATCGTGATTTGCCATCTGAGTTGTATACCATTCTTTAGATACACCGTTTTGCGCTATTTGATATCTGGCTTCGTCTTCCATCAATTTCTTGGCGCGGTCAGTCATTGTTTTATCGTCAGATTCTTTTAGCTCTAGCGCACCGATCTTGTTCTTAGTGTATTGATTCAACGCCTTCGCAACATCGAGCGTATTAACCTTACCTTCTTCTCCCGTGCCTTCGATCTTCAGCGGGTTTGTCATCAACGGCACGGACGAACCACGGGGACCTAGCTGCGGATTCAACGCCTGTTTCGCTCGTTGCGCAGTTAACTGTTTAGCAAGTATCTTATTCGGTAGCCCGTTTCTAGGATCGTCACCTGTAATGCCTAGCTCCTGCTTAAGCTCGGCACGGAACATATCGTTCGAATTTTGTAAGAATTTCTGCGCAGGCTGCGGATTACTCCATTCGGATACAGGATGGTCGTTGCGAACACTAGCCCAAATACCCGGTTTAATATCTTCGGGATTTACTAATACCTTGCCTACCTTAATGCCGCCCGATTTCGGTCCTCGTTCTCGGCTAGCTTGATGTAGCGCAGTTTCTGAATCTTCAGCTAATAAGCTTCCCGCTTTAATAGAATTTTCTGCTCCGCCTTCAACAGGAGTAGCATGATACAAAACATATTTTCCGTTTTCTTGTTGTGGTTTATGCCTGTCAAGCCAATCTGTTACTTCTTCCCCTTTTGTCATTCCTTTAGCGAAAGCGTTGTCGGAAGGTTCGTTCCACCAACTTGGCTTTGTAGGTGATTTTGTTTCTGGGTGAGCACCGATCTGACGCAGCATCGGTTCAACATCGTTTCCGGTAGGAAAGTCCTTTATTTGACTTCTAACTTGTGTTGGCGTGTCTGCTGTCTCGATTCTGACTTGACCGTTACTTCTATACGGCACGACCGCACGTTTCATAGAATCGATCTGTTCCGGTGTCACGCCTGTATTCGGCACAGAGAAAGATAGCGTTCTACCCTGTCGTCCTGTCCATGAGTTTGTTCTGACCGCGCCTGAGTTATTGATGAACGGTACGCGGTCGTCGTCCGTGCCCGCGTCAAATCCGTGCTTGAACATGACCTGTTGATGATCGTCCGTTCCTAAGTGAGAGAACTTACCATCGGGATGTATAAAGCTCGCACCGTGCTGTACCTTACTTGCGTCTGAACTCTTGCCGTATTCCTCTGCAATGCGATCTAGAACATCTTTAGCATTTTGCTTCGATGATAATTGTGGACTTAGATCGTTTAATCGCTGTTCAAACGGGTACTCAGGAAACTCTGTCTTAGTACCTGTTCCGCCAACCGGGATCGTTTTCTCTTCTTTGTTGTCCCACAGATCACGCTGATCGAGCTTCGCAGCCATCTGCTTTGCCTTTTCAAGATCGTTTGTGGCTGCACCGATGTTTAACTCTGGCTTCGGGCCTGTTGTATCCCAACCAAGTTTGATATCAGGATGTGAATTGATTTCCCCTTGATGAGTTTCAGCATACTGCTTAAACTGTTCCGCTGTCGGATTATTTTCTAATGCCTGTCTTGCTTCCGGTAGAATTTCAAATCCGTATCGCTTGGATTCAGCGTTCGGGTTATTCGGGTTGATTCCGCCCGCAGGTTGCTTATCAAGATTTGAAGCTATCTTATCCGACCAATGCGGAAGGTCTTCCGGTCGAACTTGGTGTTCTTCTGGAAGTAATGCAGCCTTTTGCGGAGGAAAGTCCCCGTATTTATACGTATATGCAGCTTGTCCTCGTGTATCAGTTGCTAGTGCAGGACGTGCTTCCGGACTAAACATCTGCCTGTGAAGGTTCCAAGCTGTCTCTTCACCGTTCGGTGAAAAATCCGTTCTCTCCGCAGCGTGCCCGAAGATATCATGAACCATACGGAACTTATCGTTGTAAATTAATCCAGTCTTAGGATCAATTTCAGACATCGGATGATCCACCGGAGGTTTGCCTCCTGACCATACTGTTAGATGTTTGTTATTTCGAATATCGTTATGCAGTTCTTCGTGCGCAGGAACCGTTGTGCTTAAACCGTAAGGATTTTCATCCTTAACATCCATTTTAATGCCAAGGCTCTTCGCTAGATCGTACTGCTGATCGATATCTCGCTTTAAAGCATCGTAGCTAGCTTTTACCGCAGGATCATTAGGCGCATGCACAGCATTTTTATAACTATCCGCTATTCGAGAAGAGCGCGGGTCCTCAGTTACAGGATTCGTGTTTATCGGTGGGCGACCGTGCTGTGCATTAAATTCATTAGCTGCGTCTCGCAGATCATGTTCATCTAGTGATTTCTTTTCTGCAATTGCAGATAGCTGCGGGCTTAAGTTTTTCTTTGAAAATACTTCCTTAGCATAGTTTTCGACACCGCGCTTTGTCGAGGGTGTTTCTTGTCCTGATTTCAGTTCGTACGTTCCGTCTGGTTTCACCTGATATCCGGCTTCACCTTCACGCAGATTAAAGTCCGGTACCTTACCTTGATCGGTCGGTTGACCTGAACGGCTGATTTTTACGAATCTTCCCGGTCGATTCAGTTCCTCTTCTGATGCTACCTCGCCGCCAGCGTGACCGCCTTGTTCCGCTTCGATTAGTTTAGGGTTTAATTCACCGCTAGCACGAAGCTGATCTATGATACGCGCAGCCCGCCCGTATCCTACTTTAAGTTCTCTTTGTATACCGGATGTAGAAGCTTTCCCTTTAAACTTTTCATTAATTATCTTTAAAGCTTCGTCAGCTAGATCATCTCGCTCTGCGGGTTCGTTGCCTGTTGCAGTTCCTTCAGTTGATCCGCCTTTTCCTTTAGTAGGTCCTTGCCCCGTTGATCGAAGCTCTGCTGAATTCCCTTTCTCAGGTTCAACCTTTCCTTCGGTTCCAGTTCCTTCGTTCTTTCCACCGCCTGCTGCATTAGCTGTTGTAGGCTCCCCTGTTGTAGCTTCATCTTCTACCTCGTTTTCCTTTGGCACTACATCCGTGCCTTTAATATCTGCTAGAATTTGATTTACACGTTCCGGTGAAACATGATATCGCACATCTAGATTTGGCTCTCGTACCGCAGCGTGAGATTCGAGCATCTCGCGTACGCCGGGACGTGAAAGAACTTGCGCAGCATCGTCCACCGCTTGCGCGATCATTTTACTTGCTTGTTCCTCTGTAAATCCCGTGTTCTTTAAAAAGCTCTTTAAAACACGAACATCCGCGCCTAGATGATGGTTCTCGGTAAACGGAATATCGTGATATAAATCGTTAGCCACACCACCTGCTACATATGTAGCAGCAATATCGGCTATCTTTGGCTTGATCTTATTTAAATCTATTTCACCGTCTTCGTCCGTGAACTTGTCCCAATCTATGGGCGCGGACATCAAGGCACCGGAAGATGTGTTCTCTCCGTGTAGATGGCTCCGTACCCCGTCTCTGAAGTCGATACCGCGTTCCGAACCTACGATGATGTGTGCCAGATCGTGAACGATACCGCGTTCGGTGTCCATGCCTTCGGCAAACTTGGCTACAGGCGGGTGCAGAAGCGGTTCCGCGTCGTTTGGCAAGGTAGCTACCGGAACTTGGCTTTCGCCCCTAGCAGCGGCTTCCTGTGCCTCCTGACGGGCCTTTAAAGCGTCCGCAGCATCTTGCTGATTGATCTTACCCAGTAAAGCCTTCTCAGCGGGCTCTAGCGGTACCCCGTTTCTGCGCTTATCTTGGATATCTTCTTTAAATCGCTGTTCTAGGTCGGTGTACCCAGAATCTATGACGTTTTCCCCGTAATGTGTAGCCAGTTCGCCGTGCAACGGGGTCAAATCCCGCTGAATGGCTCCCGGACCCATAAATTGACTAGGTGCGGTACCCGGACCTTGAACTTCTGTGGTCGGAACGCCGCCGCCCTTTACCTTCATAGAACGGGTCATTAAGTCGTTACGAGTTAGGTCACCGGGGGCTATTGCAGCGCCTAGTTTCTTACCCGCATATCCACCGATGATGCCGCCTGCTTCTGGCGCACCCGGCATCCCTGTAGTGGCACCGATTCCTACTCCCGCAGCGGTTCCAGCGTAAACAGCGCCTTTAGATGCCATCTGTCGAATAGCTCCGGATTGGCCACTACCACGGACGCGAACATCGCCCTTGGTAAGTTGTTTCTCGGCGGCATTTCGAAGTTTAATAATTGATGCTTCGTCCTGCCGAAGTTCACGGACGCCTTGTACACCTTTGTTTTCTAATGTATCATATATACCGTCACGAATAGAATCCGCAGCAGCATATCTTGCTGCAAACTCAGGATCAACGCGAAGCGCAGTAGCAACGTCCCACATGTTCTTTTTAAGCGTGGCGCGGTTTTCAGCGTTTAATTGAGCCCGAATCTCATCTGCTTCGGATACAGTTGGATCGATTAAATTGTAACTTTCAAGACCTTGCATACCTTTTTCAACAAAGTCTTGACGAGGATTATCTGCTAGTGCATCTCGAACATCCATTCTTACATTTGTTGATATCGGTTCGTTACCGTACTTTTTTACATACGGCTGAACCTGATTTTCCATACTGTGCTGAATATGATCGAATGCATCGTACGCATCTTGAACAGTATTAACTTCTTGTACATTCTGATGATGATTTTCAAGATATGCACGCCCAACTAAATAATCTTTATCTGTGTACGCAGCCGGACCTTTCGGTGCAGATGGTATGGCCTTTTGAAAATCTTCTTTAGCACCAGCTATCTTCTTCGTCTGCTTTTCATCTATTTTGCTTTTTGATTTCTGAATCTTTCGATTCATTTTATCTACATCTACCGCAGCCGCTGCCTTAGCTTCTTGAGCATCAACCAATGCTTTTGTAGCTTTAGTAACATTAGCCGCAGCAGCCGACGCCGCGTTTTCTGCATCTTCTACTTGTTGCTTAGTCGATTCCCATGATCCTTTCAAATCTTCAACATGCTTTGTAGCCGCAACAGAATTCTTTATGGCTGTTTGATGTTCCGCCGATCTTTGATCTAATGATGTAGATGCGGCTTGATGACGAGAAGACGCAGTTGCTAGTGCTTCAGAATCAGATTGAAATGCCTTAAGGTTTTTAATACGATCAATGGTGTTAAGAGCAGTCTCTTCTATGTGTGGTATTGCTAATTGAGATGCCACGCCAGCGGTAGTTCCTAATCCGCCTGCGATGTCCCCGCTTTCCATCTGACGGCCAGCACCGACTAATGCAGGACCAATAAATGGGACCCCGCCTTCAACGTATTCCAGTGCCCCGGCAAGCTTATTCACAATTCCCGGTTGCTTCATACGTTCTAACCCAAGTTCTGATGCTTGACCGGAAGATGTTACTAGCCCCTTCGCTAAGTTAATTGGAATATTAACTAAATGGGGTTGATTTCCAATCGGACCTGTTGCTAGATTTTCTACTGTTTCAGGAATCTTAGTTACATCTCTAGGGATTCCGAAACTTTCTCCGAAGCTCCCCGCTGCTCGTGCCAACGGTCCTTGCGTAGATTGCTGTACCGGATCACCAAGAACTTCGTCATCATTTAACTGAGAAGCTTGTGTGTTTTGTGGCGCAGCTTGTACAGCTTGTGCAGCTTGCTGTGGAGCCTGTACAGGATCGCCTAGAACTTCATCGGGAGCTAGTGTGTTATTCATTAAAATCTAACCACGTTTCCATTTGAATCTTGATATCCTACCACTTGACCTGTCTTCTTGTTTGTAATCGGGCGAGCGCCAACCGGGACTTGATTCTGTTGTGATGTTGGCTGTTGTTGGTTTTTGATCCCTAATTCGGGGTGAGCTTGCGCATACGTGGGATCGAGCTTTGCACGAGCTTGCTGCGCTTGAAGAGAGATATTCGGCATCGGCGCTTCGTACGCAGAGCTAGGTGCAGCATTTTTCCATGCGGCTTCTAGACTGTTAAATCTATCGCTCATTGACTGAGCTTGTGTATTTATAGCAGCATTACGATTTTGTGGCAGTGTAGCGCCCAATGTTTCTTTAATGGAAGCGATACCTGATACGGTATCTGTTCCATAAAAGCCAGCCAGTTCTGCGGCAAGCGTATCTAACTTATTCTGGTATGCTGTCCACTCCCGCGTATGCGGGACAAGGCTCCAGTTATTGTTAAGCTGTTGCAGTTCAGCTAAGTGACCTAGCGCGGTACCACCCGCCTTTAACTGCTTAGCTGTAGGTCCAGATGTATAATCCTTGTACGTATCTTGATAGCTCTTTACCTTAGATATATCGAAATCAGGATACGCCTTTGATACAGCTTCCATGATAGCAGGGTTACGAGCCAACAGGTAGCTAGGATTGTTCAACGGTGCTCGCCCTGTTCCGATTAACTGTACAGTTGACTTAGCTTCGGGGTCAAGGCTATCTAAGAAAGCCTGAGGTGTAGGAGCGTTCGGATCACCTTCATAACCACCTTTCTTAGCCTTGGCATCTTGCGCCTTCTGTGCCTCATCTGCGCGGTTATGGCGTTCGGTTTCTGCTTCCTTTCTTACATCATCCACATGCTTGTTATAGTCATCTTGATCTTTAAATCCCTGAGCACGAATAATATCTTGTTGAAGATGGGGATATTGCTGAGCAAATTTAGGATCGCTATTCGCTTTAGCCATTAAATTAGCGTATGCTTCGTCCGGATTTCCGGGATGCTTTGCGTGCGCCAAAGCATTCATCCACAAACTGGCACCATCAAAGTTGTTATATTCTTCATTAATGCTATCGGCTCGCTGCTTATCGCCAGCATCGATAGCTGCTGACTTTGCCGCAGCCGTTGCAGTTTCAACATTTCTAATTTGTTGGGTTAAGTCCCTGAAGCTAATACCGGGCATAGGTGCAGGACGATCAGGATTTAGCTGCGCATCACCGGGATGTGTAGCATTATATCTATTTATCCAATCCTTACTTGGTGTAACTTGAGGCAAATTGCTTACGATTACATATCCTTGTTCGTATTGTGGATTACCGTCTTTATCTGGTCCGATATCCACCTTACCGACTGGAATAGCGTGATGTTCAACGCCAGAAACCTTTCCATCTTTCATGGCCTGAGCTATCTTATCTGAAGGAATCGGAGATTCTACCGAGCCCATTAAAATCTTAGCAGCGGGAGCACCTTCTTGTGGTGTCAAATATGTATCTAATTCTTTTCGACCGTCTTCGCCTTGTTTATCAAAATATTCTGCGCCTTGTCTGGACGCTACAACTTGCTCTTGACGCATCTGAGCGTTGATGTGTGCTGTTTCAAGTCTGTCTCTCTGTATCGCAGCATCGTTTATATTTTGCTTCTGTTGATTTTCAAATTGCTGTTGCTTCTCTTGCGCCAAACGTTGCTGTCTTGCAGCAATAGTTCGTTCAATGCCACCTAGTGCGCCGCTCGATTCTTTTGTGTCTGCCGCAGCAGCATCGCCTAAAGTGCCACTGATATGATCTAACACGCCGCCAACAAGTGCCTTAGCCCAACCCATCGGCTGTTGCGCGGCTTGCGGGTTCGATTGAAGAGCGGCCTTAGCCGATCTACCGATACCTAGAAGAGTTTGAGATACTGAAGGAGGAATTCTCTGGCCGATAGTAGCGCCGCCAGAAACGCGAGGGGGCATCGGAAGAGTGCCATTATTTTCTGGCGCGGAATTGTCCGCTAGTACATTTACTCCCGCTGGAACTTGTGCAGGCGGTTGTATACTTGCTGCCATTGCCGCTGGTGTTGGATTTCCTAGCGCGTCCACACCTGCTGGTGTAGGAAGTGATGTTTGTGGTATCATATATTCTCTTAATAATCTAATCCCGTATAGCTGCTTGGACTACCATAAGGACCCGGTGATGCAGAAGCTCCGGCAGGGCCGCTCGGACCCCCGAATCCTCCGCCACCTAATGCGGTCAAACCACCTTGAATCCCACCGCCGCCCATTGCGCCCGCACCGAATGTCGCCGCATCCATTGCTAGTCCAGCAATACCGCCAGCTATTGCAGATTGCTTTTGATTTTGCATCTGCTGAATATTTGTTGCTTCATTGAACGCGCCTTCGTTAGCGTTATTTGCAAGACCGCCTATCGCGTTTGGATTATACTCTTGCGCCAGTGCTCCTAAACCTGCTGTTGCGTTCTGCCAATTCTGTCTTCCTTGGTTATAATTAGCATTCGTAACTGAAAGCTGTTCGTTAGACATTTCATTAGCTGCTGACGTAGCAAGCTGGCTCTTTAATGCCGCCTGTGCCCCGGTTGGTAAAAATTCATTACCACCCCCCTGAGTAGCAAATTGAGTATTTAGAGCTTGGGATGCCTTTGAATAATTTTGACCTACCCCTTCTCCGATTTCTGTATTAAGCGCGGCTAACTGCTGAGGTCCGTATCCTTGTTGGTCTGGTCCGGCCTGAGCGATAGGAGTAAAAATATTATTTAAATTTTGAAGTACCTGACTTTGGGCTCCGAAATTTTGAGCGTAATTCGCTTGCAGCAAATTAGAAAAGCTAGCTTCTTGCGCCGCTAAACCTTCTTGCTGGCTACTTGGTCCACAAATATGGTTACCCTTCCTGAAATAGCAGTTTGTAATCGTTGTTACCTGCTGCTTCAAATCTAAATTTCTTAATCATAAATGAAATCAATAAATCGCTTTCCGATGAAAAGATGATGCCTTCACCATGCTGCTTACAAAAGTGTTCTACAATCAAGAAGCACTTTAACATTGCCTTGACAAGTCGAAGTTTTGATACATCATCACGAGGCGGAAACTGTGTGTGCAAGCGACACAAGTTACCTTCTTTGTCGATTCTAACATAAACAACCGGACCTTCTGTATCGCAGAAGCAGAAACATAACAAGCTGTTCTTTGCTCCGGTCATCCAAAAATCAGGATCGAGATGATCTAAATGATACGGATCGAGCTTTGTCCAGCGTACTAACCGTTCTACGTCTCTTCCGGTTGTTGTTTTAAGGTTCATGTTACCTACTTAGTTTGAATTGAACCACCAAATTGAATCGATCCGCCGTACTGCGTACCACCGCTACTTGTAGATGTCAACGTTATGATTCCAGCCGCCCAATTTGCATTAGCCGTGGTAAACGAAGAATTATAAATTCCGATTGGCTGTAAATACTGACTTGCTACACCGACTGATCGTACACGGGATGCTCTTGCTGTCCACTGTACAGGTATAGACCAGTTCACAAACCCTGCCGCCGTTACATACCAACCAAGTATAAATTCGTTAGGTGATGTAGTAACGACCGAAGGACTAACTGCATTTGTGCTTACCCCGGTTTGTTGTGCGTATTGATCTATCATGTTCACGCCTGAAACTTCTCCGTGCGCCATACCAATAAAGCTGGCTCCGGAACCGGAGAATGACGTGGATACCGTATCGGCACCGGAATGTGTTGCAAAGGAATAGCAGAACATTCCTGTAGTTGCACCAGATGGCGGTGGCATCTGTAACTGCGCCTTGCAAACCCAAGTGTTCCCCAGTGTGTCTGTTGGAACATTCTGATTAATGATCGGTGTATTGACCCAAACATAAACCGAATAAAGAAAATCGCCAGAAGTCACGTTAACGTTATAAGCTTCTGTATCAGGCGTAGCTTGAGCAGTAACACCGTCATCGTGATCTTGCCCTTGAACAAACTGCGCCGTACCTGTTTCATAAAAGCAAGCAGTTCCGGCTAGCCAATTGTTCCCTGTACCTAGTAAAAAGTCTACCGTGTAAGTTCCGTTACTAACAATCTGATCTTCTAATCCTAGTTGCACATTTGAAGCGGTAGAACGAAGGGTCCAACTACCTCCTGACGCCCAAGATGTAAACGCAGCGTAATCCGCATATCCTATACACAGTTCGCTGCTATCATGCTTAGCAGATGTCTGTGAATCAGGATTTGTTGCTTCGGATGAATCGCCTTGATAGTTATTCTGATTTGTTTGAACATCGTAGTCATCAAAGGCATTAAATCCAGTCCATTCACCTAATGCAGCGGCATCTAATGTTGCCCCTGATCCACTCCAAGTTATTGTAACTGTATTTGATCCTAAGTGAATATTTAAAGCGTAACAACCTTGTAAATAAAATCCACCGCCACCGTTGAACGCTCTCTGCGGAAGGCACTTCCATGTGTTGCTCTGGGTATCGGTTACAGCGACTGTCACACCAGTATACCAAGCCACATTCAAGAACATCATGTTCCCGGATGTATTAGTTAACGTGAATGTACAGGTTGTAACAGGAGTCATAGTTGTATTACACTTCTGATCCTGCTCTTGCACCAGTGCGTTTGCCACAACTTTCAATGTAAAGTTCTGATTAGCGTCTGGAAATACAATGTTGTGTGCTTTAATCATCAAAGCATAGTTTCCGGCTGTTCCGGATGCCGCTGTACCTGATAACGTTGCTGTTCCATTTCCATTATCAACAAATGTAATAGCCGATGGCAATATTCCGGTTTCTGTCAAAGACGGAACTGGCGTTCCTGTAGCGTTCACAGAAAACGTGCAAGATGAACCTATAAAGCATATCGTGCTATTTGCTGAAAGAATATGCGGAGCAGAATTTCCAGCAAAAAAGGTAACAATCCCTACGCCCCAGACTGCTGTTGATCCGGATGCAAACGCTGAATTATACGTTCCGATAGGCTGAAGGAACTGACTTTCTGCTAATGATGCTCGATGTGTAGTACTTCTAGCTGTCCATCCTGTTCCGGCTGTTATAGCGATATCCGATGTTGTTCCCGCGTATCCGATCAATAATTCGTTATTTACAACCGTGGTAACAGAAGGGCTCGTTGCTGTCATAGAACCGGACATCGAACCTTCAGCGTGCTGATCTATAGACTGTACACCTGAATATTCTTGGCACACGGGCTGTTGAAATGTCGCACCACCAGAGTTCCACGCTACACTGATAGCGTCCGCACCGCCTGTAGTTCCTAGTGCGTAAAATCCCTGTATAAATGCACCCCCGCCGGATACGGTAATACGAGGCAGCATATGAAATGTATTAGACTGGGTATCGGTGACGGTAGAAATCGTTACATTGTTGACCCAGAGCACAGAACAAAATAACAAACTTCCGGCTGTCGTGTTTCTAAAGTACGTACTAACACTAGGCGTAGCTTGACTTGCCGTTCCTAATTCTTGATCTACACTCTGAACAAACTGCGAACCACTTGTCTGATATAGAACAATCTGTATAGCACCCCAGTTATTCGAACCAGAGGTTGTAAATGCAGCTTGATAACTGCCATTTGAAACGCTTTGATCTTCTATGCCCAATTGAAACGACGTTGCTGTAGAAAGCAGTGTATATCCGGCTCCAGCGGTCCAGTTGTAGTTGGTGGCAGATACACCTAATCCGACCGCTATCTCTGTCGTATCGTGTGTTGCACCAACCCATCCGCTAGCAGGAGATGAAGAATTACCTTGGTATCCGGCTGCCAGAACGTGGTCGTATCCATCGATAGCGTTAACGCCCGTTTCTTCTACAACGGTAGCCGCAGAAAACGTTGATCCTGTACTGCTCCATGTAAAGGTAAAGACCTGTGCGCCGGATGTAACACCGAATAAGTACCCTAATTGAAGGCATTCGGTTACCGCGCTACAGTTAGCTGCACCCTGTATAGATCGAGACGGAAGCAAGGTAATTGTATCACTTTTATCATCTGTAACAGTTAAGGTAACCGAAGATGTGTACCATGCAGCGCCAACTACAATAGCGTTACCTGCCGTTGCCCCACTAGTTAAGGTAACTATACAAGTGGTAGCGGGGGTCCCGGTAGAGTTACATACCGTATCCTTCTCTTGAACAGCACCAAATGCAGATCGAGCAAATAACAATAAAGATAAAAATAGAATAGTTTTAAAAGATATTTTCATTAGTACCCTGAACATGAATATCGTAAGTGATCGGATGTGGTACCATTAGTTTCTTGAATCGTAACTTGTGCCCCAGACGTATAAGTTGGAAATGAAACCGTGCCTGCGGCTGTTGTTAAATCTGATCCGTAGCATGCATAAGTAGATGAACTTGTAAATGGTAGTGTTGTAATAGCTTGAGTTGATGCACTGTTTAACAAAACATCACCAAATATAATAAACGGAAACAATTCTAGTGTCTTGGCACAGTTCTGAGTAGAGCCTGTTGTAGCCCCGCAATAATAAACCTGAGTCAGTACCAATGGTGTAAATGTTCCGTTATTGTACGAGCACTTTATACCGTGTAACGTAGAGTCCCCGTAGCAGGGGTCTACCCCAGATGCAGCGGTTACAGCCGTACCTTCTCCAAATGCAAAAAAACCAGCCGTACCAGCCGTTAAAGTCGGGGGAGAAGAACCCAATGCCAATCCTTCCGTAGTAGAAACTACAGTGCCATTATCTGATACAGATGAATTACCTATACCTGTAGCAGAGGTAAACTTAGGAAGAACGTTAAGTGTGCCTGATCCCGATATATTACCACCGCCGCTAACTCCAACGTTCACATTTGATATAACAATTTGATAGGTACCGCCGCTAGCGTTTGTGGATAATACACGACCAAAGTTTTGAACCGTAGGAGTTACCGGACCAGAATCAGAACAATCGCCATTTACCGTGATACTTTCGATTACATAATCATTAGCCGTGGTAGCGCCATCAAATACACAAGGAACTTGGCCTACTTGAACGATAGATGCGCTTCCTGTGGTTCCTGCGCCGTATGATACAACACCGAGGATACCTGATGTGTCGCTGGTTGTAGCTATAACAGCAGTTCCGGTTCCCGTTAACTTAGCCAACTTATTAAGCGTGGTTCCAGTAGAAGATGCATTAGGAATTTGTATACTCAAAGATGCCCCGGAAACATATATCTGATTTCCATTAATCACGGTCTGCGCAGAAACGTTTACAGCAGCCAACATAAACAGTACTAAAAATAATTTCTTTAATGACTTCATTATGACACCAAGATAATACGACCGCTTTGCGAATTTTGAAATGTGACAGTTACATTAAAGGTCGTGCTATCGATGCTTACAGAGTTAGGTATAATCAAATTTCTCGTACCTGTACCAGAATCATACACAGACACAACAATATCAGCCGTATTCAATCCATGTGTTGCTCCGGTTATCGTAACCGATGTTTGACTTGTAAAATTAACAGCGTAAGATGAATTTTGTGTTGTATTGAATCCCCATAACACACCGTTCGCATCGATCCACGCAAACACGTTTCCACCGTTATCCACGGCCAGTTGAAGGAAGTCATTTGTAGAGTTCCTTCCGTTTATGTAAGTTCCGATAATCGCTGTCTTAGTAGGAGTTGATCCCATATTCTACCTTATAACTTTCCAATTCACTGTCGCTGCCGAAGGAGTTAAACTTCCTGCGGTCGGATTTGTCACTAGAAAATTCACATTACCTGCTGTTACATAAGTTTGAACAACCAAGCCTTGCACATATCCCGATCCTATAATTGCATTAAACGACCAAGATATAGAATCTGTAGCAAGGACTCCGGTCGCGGCCACGGTAACAACTGGCGCAGAGTTTGTTCCTGCTACAGGAGAGGTACCTAATGCGGCTGTACCAGATGCAATCACCTGTGCCACGGTTGCGTTACCTGTTGCGGTAGGTAAAGTTAATCCATTGACAGTTCCTGTGACTGTGAAACTTCCTAGCACACTTAGTACACTGCCGCCGAAGTTCCACGTCAACGAATTCGTTCCACCTAATGCACCGGAGTTATTAAACTGAATCGATCCGTTTGGACCGCCTGCCGCCGTGTTCACAAACTCTTGCAACGATGATATAATTGTACTCGTTGACGCCGAATTAATCGCTGGCGTACCACCGGGTGGTAACGGAGCAATTCTAAATGTTGATAAATTCGGACGATTGTATTGTTTCAAACTATCCGGTTGATACGTTAAAGGCAATGGCAAACTTGTACGTAAGTATGGAGAATTTTGAATTTCTCCTACCGGAGACTGTGACGGGCCTATAGGAGTTTGATTAACTGGCGCAGCCTGTGTATTAGGCTCTACTGGCTTCCATCCTGCAAGGTCAGGATAATAATCTGATAAGGGCATTTTACAATTCCGGTGACTGCTCAACCGTACCGAATAAAGTTAAGGACAAAACTTCGTTAGCAAAATTTTCCGCAGGAAACGAAACTTTTATTTGCAAATGCTCGCACAAAGCCGGAATTCCCGCATCACGGAAATAATACGAGTTGCTGTAAAGGCTAGTCGGTTGCAACGTGCTCCCATAAATTTCCCAAGGATATGCTTGTGCAACAGGAAATGTGGTAAATGTCCCCGAAACTTCGTTCAATAAAAAGGCAACAGTAGGCGTTGTACCAATTCTAGTTGCACGAATATTTGTAAATGTCAAACCAGCAATCTGGCCGGGGTTAACCAAGTTAATACTGCCCATCGTGAAGCTACACGTATAAGGCGTTCCGTTATCCTCGTACGTAGAAAGATCACGCTGAAGTATGAATTCATTTGGACCTGTTCCACCTACAAGCAATCTATGTGTACCTAGCGTAACTTCTACAGCTAGTACAGCACCTGCGCCACCTGTGATAGTAGCAAACGGGCTCCATACTGCGTTACCGTTAGGGAACTGAGATGGATTTAATCTATACCAACCTGTCTCTCCATCTGATACATAAATAGCGTTGTCATTTCCATATTCGTAAACAGTTACGAATGCTTTAGTAGGATCGAACATCGCTAGCTTATCTTCAATAGGACCGCCCATTCTCTGCGCACCAGCGCTCGGGTCCAGTGATATGAATTGTCCGTCAGATGTGAACAGATAAATTACAGCGCCGTGAACATCCAAGGCATTGTAATGAAGCAATCCGATACCCGGCACCATCGGCGTAGGAAAGAACGTGCTAAATACAGGACCACCAAGGATAGCATAAATATCCGATGTTAAGAAGACCAAGATACCTGTCGCGGTTGGAACAATTCTGGTTACCGGAGCAGGAAATTCAAAGTAATCCAACGGATCAAATGATTCGTTAGGGTTTCCAACTGTAACATCCGGACCACCAGATGCATACACAAAGTTACCTACCGCGCCCCAGATGCGTTCAAAGTGATAGGCCATCGGCAAGAAGGCCGCCGGAGGAGGATCATTTTGATCGCTTATGGGCGCAGCGATCAGTTCATTAATAACAGAATCCGGAGATACATCTTTAATCGTTTGGTACTGTGTTACACCACCGATAGGCGGTGTATTCGGCACCTCTGTTAAGAAGAACAACGTACTTCCACCATCTAGTACCCGCCAAATAACGATAGTATCTACTGCGGGATTTGCAGAACCCGGAACCACCAATGTAACTACAGATGTGGGTATCGGTCCAGCAACAACCGTTAACGGCGATGCTGTAGATATCTGTCCAGTTTCTGATCCTGTTGGAGGACCTAATGCACTAGGCCAGTCTGGTGGTGCTGTCGTATTATAAATATCTGTTGCTAAACGACTCTCATAACTGTACGCATAACTCGTACCCTTTGTTAATGAAAAGCCTTGCGTTGTAGCCGGACCTACTAACTGCCACGTAATCGCGTTATCCGTTGTCTGTGCGCCAACAGGACTTGTTGCCCACGACGGATGTGTTGGTGTACCAGATTCGCCTGATATAACCGCAGCTTGAATATTTCCGTTGCTATCTATAATCAGCGATCCACCAAAAGGTACCGATCCGCTAGGTGGGAACCATCCGGATGTTGGAAGATACCAGCCGCCCGTTGTATTTATCGCCCATGTCATCTTTAATCCAACACAGGTCCATGTTACGGTGCCATCAACGGTAGTTTGGTTATATCCGGTAGCCCAAGTGATAGAACCTGTCGCGGTACCGGATGATATTCCACTTACCGTACACACTTGAAAGTTATTGTTAGAGTCAACGATAACGTTAAACGGCGTACCTTGCGCGGTCCATGCCACATAAGCATGATTTGTTTGTCTAGTTGCATCACCGAGATTCAACCAAAGAAGCTGATTATCCGTAGTCGTAGTTCCATACGGGGAAATATTGTTCGTAGCTAAGGTCGTGCTCCAAGGGGGTGCAGTTCCGCCTGTTCCCGATGTCTGCGTCGATCCGGTGTTATTAACCTGCCAATACAGCGTTTGGTTCTGCGGCAATCCGTTGGCTAAGCTAACTGGTTCTACGATACCCGAAACGGTATCGTCATTTGTAACAGAACCAAGGGTCGGGTAACTGTGACTCGGACGCCACGTTTGTGGCGTCTTCAACGAGCCTAAGTTGAACCACTTTACGCCGCCATCTTGAATAGATGAACCCGGTGCAGATGGAAAGTTAGGTGTTACCGTACCTGTTGTACCGGATGAACTGCCGGGGTTAGCGTTGATGAAGCAGCATCCGGTTATGTTATCGTATATAATACACGGATCAGCTAGTGTTCCACCAACAGATGCGTTGTTAAATAACTTGTTTGCGCTCCACGGGACAATCGGACCCCAGTTAGTCCAGTTCCAACTGTTATCAGTTGTAGTTCCACCCGGAGTCTGATTCCACGCTGGTTGCCCGTTTCCGGTTAATCCGAACTGAGTGTTATTCGGATTCAATACTGGGTTAGCATTTACTGAAATTAACTGTTCTATGTTTCCGGTGCTATCAACAATCAACCCCATCGTTGAAAATACTGTGCTAGCGGCCCAGTTTACGGTAGCTGATGCACTAGGCGTAACAGTTACAACAGGCGGAGTAGTCGGTGCTACTATACCCCAATTAAAAGTTTTACCGTTTACTGGGTTACAATCCGCGCCAAGAATAAATTGCTGAAGATCGACACCATCTCCATAATAAAGGGTATCACCCACGCCTTGATAATAACCCTGTCCTGCATCAACAACTGTGCCTTGTGTATAAATCTGTATCTGCGCACTATCTATATAGCCAGCGGCACTTCCGGGAAGACCCCCATGCCCGCCAAGAAATGAAGACAGATATATACTAACTCCAAAACTGTTGGAATTTACCATAGCGGGTGTAAGAGACATTTCACCCCACAAATCTAAGGAACCGCCAAGAACAATTTGTCCGGATAAATTTGGAAGTCCAACTAACTTAGCAAACCCTATAACATTTCCAGCATATAATAATTGCACATTAGCTGATGCTATAGAACCATATCCCGTTAACGTTACCTGTATTCCGGATATGGTTGTAGTTCCGCCCGCAGAAAATCCGTATCCGGTAAGATTTAAGCTATCTGTAGTTACAAGAACATTTCTAGGAACACTATATGTAGCAGATGCATACACGCCGTCAGGAGCGCCTTGCGCATTAGAAGGATTACTCCAAGTTATGGTTCCCGGACCCGTATCTGACGAAGTCGTTGCGTATTCTGTTCCCGCTAAATTTGATGTTTGTGCCGCAGCTTTTGTAAATATTTGAGTCTGTTGTGTAGGACTTTGAATATATGAAGCTACGGGTGTATCTACAACCACCTTTGTTCCACAATCCAGTGTCTGCCACTCATAAAACCAGTTCGGTGCCTGTGGAACAGGTACATTTGACCATTGAGATAGGCCGGGGCGACGGATCAAAGTTAGGGCATTGCTAACTTCCATGTTACTACCATCGATCAAAGCATCTACATAGCCACCATAGAACTTAGAAACAATGAAGCTAGCCGGATCGTGCAGGGGGGATCGGTTAGTGAAAAGTCCGGTCTCCATTCTGGCTACATGTATTGGTTTTCCCTTTGACGGATTTCTAGGCTGAGCACCAGCCATTTCTAAGAGCGAGGCCACTTTTTCTTACCTACTTGCTTTTGCTTGTTGCGCTTGCTGTACCTTTAACTGATCTAGCAACATCTGGGAATTAAAATTCATATAACTTGCCGCGAACACAACACGATCCATTTCACTCAAACCTTCTGCGCGGGCTAGTAATCCTGCTACGCCACGAGCGATGTACTGCGGCCCTCTTGGGTCTTGACACGAATCCAAAAAATAACCTAAAGACATATTATTATAGATATCAGAAAATGCATCCGGTATCGGTGCCCACTTGTCTGTCGTGGCAACAAATTGCACAGGAGCTTTTTGATATACGATATTTACAACATACGATTTGTCGGGAACGGCGGATAACCTAAAAGTTATATTACCACTGCCATCATCACTAAACACCGATAACACAGTTGGACGAGATTGCCCTTGATTCGATCCTACTACAACAGATGATGCCAACGCTTCGGTGTTAAATACATCAGTAAACTCCCAACTCGTCTTTCCATCATTAGCCGTAGCTTTTTCAATAAATCCGAAATCAGTAAAGTTTTGCGTGTAGTCTTGCACGCCCTGAGTTACACCTGATGGTGGATTACCCGTTCCGGTCAAATTTACATTGTTACGATTGAAGCGCCAGATGAACGGGGCGCTCAACATTACGTTACGCACTATGTTCGCAATTCCGATTAACGGCATATTATTCGTGCCGATGTTCGGTTGCATATAGCGGGCAAAAGGAGTTATGTAGTTTGCTGTATCTTGTAAAGTGTTTGCCATTATGCGTAAGCGAAAACTTCTGAATTTCTTGAATAGCTCAGAACTTTTTCTAGTTCCTCTACAATTGAATTGTTCTTAATAGTATTTGCCTTATGACTAATTACTTGAACATTTCCTTTTATATAGCCACGTTCAGGAATAATCCGATCAAGGCTCGGACTGGCCGCGCTAGACTTAAACTTATTTCTTTCTAACTTAATACCTAGAACAGGGCACGTTTCTGGAATTACTATATCACTAGGTTCTAATCGAAACGCAACATTTGCAAGTCTTGCTCGTCTTTTAGCTCGATTCCACATTTGATATTCGTCTGTTTCATTAAAACGTTTTGCTTGACCATGAATTGTATTACGTTTCGTAGTAACTTCCTTTTGACGACAACCACAACTAGTGGTTTGTTTTTGCCTTAAATTGGCTCCGCTTACAGAAACTTGATTTCCACAATCACAGAGGCAAGTCCAATATGCGAGACTTCCACAACTATTTCTCGGCCTACTTAATTCTTGTTTGATAACCGTTAAACGACCGAATTTTTGTCCTAATATATTCTTAAAATTTGTTGGTGTATTATTCATAAGTTGTTGATTCTAATAAGGATATTGGAAAGGATAGGCCGCGCCGATGTATCTCCCGCGCCCTCTATCTCCGCCCATAATTCCACGTTCCGGTACAAAAGTATTTTCTTCTAATTCACGATCTTGATTAGAACGGAAATCATTCAAACTCTTCAACCATATCTGATAGTTCTTTTCAAACTTTGCTTGTACTGACGATATAGAACTATACCTATAACACTGTGCAATCACACCTTGTCTAAAATATGGTTCGTATTTATCGGGAAACGGAGCTAAGGTATCTTGCAGGCTTGTAAATCTAAAAAATGGCTTTTGAGCAACTAGCCTAAATTGAAATACCGCGCTAGTTTGAGATGGAACAGGAAGAATACGAATACCCACAGCGTTAGGGTCAACTACGGTCCATACCGTAGTCCCATCTGTAGTTTGAGTTCCTGCCGGAGAATTCGCAGCGGGCCAATTAGGTTGTGAGTTTCCACACGTTCCATAAGTCGTGACAAGTTGAAGATTGCCGTTCGGATCAGTTACCTGAGTAATCGGATTCGCTGGCCCTTGGCTATTTACAGCGTTCAAAGGATTCGTATAGATAGAACCCGGTCCCGGATTATTTCCGGTAGACGGGCTATTTGAATTACCGTCACCCCAAGTTCCGTAATACAACATATAATTAGGAAACCAATTCGCCAAGAATGCCGGGTTACTTCTCAATCCAATTTGAAGTATGGTTCCTGTCGCCTGTGTCAACTGACGACCACATTCAACATATCCCCAGACTTTTGGTATCGCTGTAGACGCCATATTGACACAGATACCGCGTTCTAACCATTCCACATTAAATACGCTGCTACCGTTCGGGTTCACCAATGCATAGTCCTGTTGATAACTGTTGGTATAAAACAAAGGCAAATTCAATTCATTAAATTTAAGCGGAAACGGCAAGCCGTATATTTCCGTCATCACATCATTACAAATAGTCAAGAACGGTTCGGGTTGATATCCGGCAACATCTTGCAGCACTGGTTTTACATCACCGAGAGGCATAACTTTATCTAAGATATTTTGTAAAGTGTACGTAGATAGCGAACTAGATTGGGCCATAGATTAACTCTGGCTGCGAAAGGCGGGATACAGACCCGTTTTTCGTAGTCTGTACTGTTAAAGTTGGTACTTCAGAGTGTCTCCTATAAAATTAAAATCGGTTTGTCTCGGAACCGATTAAATGATCTGCCGGACCAGATAATATTTACTCTAAGTTAGCCACAGCGACCTGTGGAAGCTGCGCCACTGTTTGAACTTCTGACGCGCTTGCGGTATTCGAAGTCTCTGAAAGCATCTTAACTGCTTCCTTCCATCCGATTCCGGTATGGTTAGCTATCTTCTGACCGCCGCGAAGTAGAAATTCCGGCGTATCTTGATTGCGCCACTTCATGCCGCATATCTGACATCGAATATATGTTGAGGCATCGGTGAACGTGTGATGATATACCGCGTAATCTACCTTTACAGAGCGAACGCCCTTTCCACCTTTTCTGTGAGTACAGATAGCCTGAACATTATTTTTGTTCTTGATAAAGTACTCAGAATCGATGCGACGTTGCCTGTCTTTTGCTTGTCTTGCCTGTAACTGTTCCTGCCTTATCTGTGCCTGCTCTTGGCGATCTGCCAAAAGAAGCTGAACTAGCAATCTCAAAGTTTCTGAATCGCTAGGTGTTGCATCCGGGACAGAGTTGTGCCCAGTTTTTACTTGATCTGTCATTTTGTCTCCGATTAACTTCGGTGAGTGTGTACTGGCGGGATACTGCCTGTAGATTTTAGTCTTGATCTACCCAAGTGGAAGTTCCTACTAGTTCACGGCGATTCCTAAACCAGTAAAGATTTTTCCGGAATCTCCTGCTAACGGGACCGTCAACAGGGTAACCGAATATTTCATGGGCTCTTGCCTCTGAAATGATTCCCTTCTCGATCAACTGGACTTCGACTGTGCGCCAACCGCGAAACGATTCCCCTGCCGGGAGTCCGCGTTTGTCTAGTCGCAAGACAGACCATTCGTACATCGCGGGCACTTGCAGGTAGCACACGGGTACTAAACGATCTGTTCTTGGTTTGAAGGCCCATAACGCCACTGTAGACGGTGGGTAACCGTTATCTACGGTGAAGCAGTTGATTCCAGAATTACGTAGCTTCTGAATGAAATCTCGTGTACGGATAGGATTGACCTTACGAGCGACCTCATTAATTAGTAGCTCTTGGTCTTCCATCTTATACCGAAATGCCATTTTATCTGACACTTCTTTGTCAGCGAGTACGCTTTCCTGTGCAAATGCCTTATAGTCCTTCGGCCACTTGAACCAATTAGGGGTTCCTCCAGCGAGCATCTTAGCAATTGTCTCTCGCGTGGTCTTCAAATCTCGATTAACCTCCCAAGGCTTATCAAGATTTTGCAGTGGGGGCCTTATAATTTCAGCCATTACAGTCCTTTACTCGACAGGCTTGATGCCTTCGAATTCTTTACAAAATTTACAATTCGGATTTATAATATTTCTATTAACATGCCAACGTATATGAAGTATTTTTCTTTGTGTCATATTTCTTTTCTCTGGCGATATGTTTTGTAAACGTGAAACAGCATTAGTTTCTTGATTTATTTTCTTAAGCTTTTGCTTGTGATCGTCAGATAATTTTCTACCTTTGGATGCTTTAGATAACTTTTCAAGAGTTTCAGGGCGGTTCATAACAATCTTCAATGTTTCAGATAGCGCATTCCTGTTATCTTGATTCGACATGCGCAATATCTGTCTTTTAGACATTTGCTCTCGAACGCCTTCAGAACTCCTGTGTCTCTTAGCTGCTTCTGATAATTTTTGACGGTGTTCTAACGTAAACTTTCGCCCCTTTTGCCACTTAGATAACTTTTCACGAGTTTCTAAAGACGGATTAAAACACCCGTCTCCGCCGTCTGTCAAGTTATATCCGTTGGGGGCCTTAGAACAATACCGAATTATTAGTTCTATTTCAAACTCGTTAGCTAAAATTTTAGTATCAACTTCAATAATAGGTTCGATACTAAAGTTATTAGCACCATACTTTTGAATAGCCTGATTCAACAACCAACAGCCGCTTTCATTGGCACAATGGCCTTTAAAACGATGCTCTAAACTTTTAGAAGTTTGACCAACATATCGTTTACCGTTGATTAAATTCGTAATTAAATATACAAACACTATCTCTCCTATGAAAAGAGTATGAATAAGGGAGCGTGTTCATAGCACACTCCCCCATCTAAATCATAACATAAGTTGCAACTCATGTCAAGCTGTTTCTTTACTGAATTGCCGGAACAGAATCTATCCAACGCATCCTTTGTGTATTCTTTATTTGTTACCGCTATTTAGGCGGGGTTAGTCATTTCTGCTAACCTCTGTATCTTTCTTTTTCGATACAGAACAGACTATCGCATGACCCCAAAGGGCCTTCTCTCGCTTAGTCGTTCACGCTGCTTTCGCTTGCGCCCTGTTTGCATTTCAGCATCCAAGTCAATCAGAGAGAATTATCTACTAACAGATTACGCTGTTAGGAGTCCATATTGAACACCACGCGCCGGAGGAAGACTTACTGTTTGATGAAATTTATAAGCACACCATCCACCAATTGTTCCTGTTGGATCAAAACTTGATGCAGGAGCGTTATCGACAACCTTACAATCGATTGTTCTCCAATCACCTTCGTTTAGATCAACATCGCCCGGAACTTCCAACCATACGCCAATCATTGCGTAATTTCCAAATACATAAGTACGGTAAGCGATCTTTCCGCTTCCGCTGTAGTTAGAAGTTGTTGTTACGAACGGTGTCTGACGTAGGACAATGTTTGTACCCGGAAGTTCGATATCCATCTTCTGGTCTGCACCAGCGATCTTATCAAACTTATCGATGTTGCCTAGCTTCCACAAATCAACGATAGAGTTGTTCACTGTCGTTGCGTTGAAGATATCGCCAAGAACATTAGGTGAAACAGCGCCCATGAACTTCCCCGCCTTGCAAGGAAGCACGTTCTTTGAAACTAGTTGCTGCTTCAGTTCTCGGATTGTACCCAAGTCGAGGGTATATGGAGAACTTAGCAACGAACTTTGGTTAACGTTACTATCTACTGATGATGCACCCGCTGCATCGGCTACTGCGCTGTACAGTTCAGAGATACTTTGTCCTGCTTGGTATCCTAGTTCAACTGCGCTATTTCCAACTACGTCATCAAGTGCTGATGCGATAACGAAAGAAGAAAAGTTGCTGTAGTTGTTCCATTCTCCAACCTGAGCCGGAGAACTGATCTGCCCGATGAATTCAGGTGATCCGATAACACCATCACCAACCTGAGTTGTATCTCCGGTTAGCGTGTTGTACTGGAAGAACTGACGGTTAATACCAGCGTTAAGTGGCTGAACTCTTCGTTCTGCCGCTGCTAGAAAAGCGTCGGTTTCTCCCTTTAGGTTCTTCTTGTTACTTCAAAACAACTGAAGGATTAGTCATTTCTGCTAATCTCTTATACTTTTATTCGTATAATGTTCGGACTATTGCATCACTCAACTATTTATTGAGCGTTTCTTCGCTTAGTCTCTCACGCTACTTTCGCTTGCGCCTCGTTGCCATTTCAGGGTTCGAGTCAATCAGAAGAAATTTTATATTCCCAACCTAATAGGAATAAGTTCCTTATCAAAAAGGATACTCTGTGCCGTCAATATATTCCCAACATTTGCTGCTGACGGATTTGGTGAGCCTGCCATAGCAAGACCTCACAGTACGAATATACGTGAATTAATTAAACTCTAGGACCTAACCTACGAGTAGCTGCTAGAGCTTCAATTTGCGCTCGAAGTACGGGATTACGCATCTTCGCTCGCATCGTTGGCCCGTCCCATGATCTAATATCTTCCACTGTGAGCCCCTTCGGTGTAGTTGTAGCAGGACGTGTTGCTGATGTCTGTCCCGGAACTATACCTCCGTTGACCCCCGGCCTTGGCGTTGATGGCACCGGATTAACCGGAACCGTCTGCTGTACCGGAGCAGACGCGGGTGGTTGTACTACGGCCACGGGCGCTGCTGGCGTTATCTGTGTTGAAACTACTGGCGCTGGAGGAACCGGATTGACCGGAGCAACCTGCGGAATTGGCGCGACAACAGGTGCCAATTCTGATTCCAATGCATGAAATGCTATTTCAAGATTATCATCTGTCCAAGCTAACTCTGGATTTTCTTGGAAGAAATCTGCTAACAACTGCTTATTCGCCATATTATTATTGTAATCATCTTTATGGCGGGTCAAAAATCTATACGTTACCTGTTCCTGACGGCGTAACTCCTTCTCCTCAGCAATCTTCTTATCTGCTTCAGCCTGAATTCTATCCGTCTCAACCTTCTGAACCTTTCTAACAGCTTCAAGCTGCTTTTGAGGGTCATCTGATTTTAGGTCCTTCATGTACGCTAACAACTCAGCATCAGTTGCCTGTGGGACAACTGTTGGCTGTTGTGGCGGTTTAAATTCGATCTTCTGTTTCTTCAAACGATGAAACGCTCGCGTTGCCTGAATATGAGCTTCTTTCATCTTATCTATCAGTTCTTCTTGTGTTGGCGCTTCAAGGTGGGTGGGACGACCGATAGGGTTACCATCTTCATCTTTAACTTGATAGTCTATAACAAACTTTTTAGGTGTTTCTGCTGCCTTACGCGCCACTTCTTGTTCTTCTGCGATACGAGCCGCTTCTTGTTCCATTGCTAAACGCTGTGCCTCGGCTACTGCAACTTCTTCCGGTATAGGCTGTGGCGGAACTTCTACAGGTGACTGTTCCACTAACTGAGTTTCTGCTTGCTGTCTCTTAGCTGCTTCTTCTGCTTCAAGTACCTTTTCTAAAGATACCCTCTGCATAACATCGGATACAGCTTCTCGCATACCGGGAACTCGCAAGTTCCTCTTCATTTCATCTGGACTCCACGCTTTAATAATTTCAAACGTAAGAGCTTCTGGGGTGATTACGCTCATTTATTTTAATCCTTTGACTATTCTATTAGGTTCTGATTCATTCTTACTTTCTTCTGCTTGAAGCATCTGCGTCTGCCAATCAATGCTTTGAAGAATTAGCATAGAAAATTCACTGCGCTCACGGGCCTTCTGCTGACGGTATCTCAACTTTTGGTCATAGCCCTCTTCTTCAGGGTTAAGCTTTACTATGTCCTCAGTTGCCCGCCTGCATGCGGCCATATGTATCAGTTCTAAAACTGCAAATCCGGGGTGATTCTTAAGTGCTGCCAGAGAAACTCTTTGAGCTTCTGTAAGTTCATTCATTAAAAGCGGTGTTGCCATTGTTATTCCTTTTACAACGTCGTTTCTGAGCCAAAGGACTCAGGATTCTCACTTGGTTGTCCTGCTTCTTCTAGGCCAAGGCTATGCTCGGTTGCGGCACGTAGCGCCTCCGCTCCGGCCTTACCAAGTTGCTCTTGATCTTGAAGAACTTGCTGCTGTTGAAACTTCTGTGCTTGTAACGTTTGCTGCATCTTCAATTGATTCTGCTGCATCGCTGCTGGCGAATTAGCTTCATATCGCTGTATTTCTTGTGGCGTCATTGGCTTCAAAAAGTCCTGACTGAACTTCCAGCCAGCAGCATCTGTAAACGCCTTAAAAATTGCAACCGCATCGAACTGCCAATGTGAATCATTCACATTCTTTACAAAGGTTGGGTTGTTCAAAAGTTGGATGATTACTGGCAACGCCTGTGCCATCTCGCGCTTTGCGCCGAGCTTTGATCCGGCAAGAACTTCGTATTCAAACTTTGCGTTACGAAACTCAATATGGTCACCCATATACGCCTGACCCAGTTCTTCACCTAAAACACGACGAAGTACTGAAGTCGGGAGCAACTGATTATTAAGCTCATCCATCTGGTATAACCACGGCTCAAACACCTGTTCTACCAGTTTGCTTGTAGGACCGTCTAATCTCGATGCGTTAGCTTGAATAACAGCCGCAGCGCCTGTACCAGAACGCATTCCAGTTCCACGGCCACCGCCTACTGTGCTACCTTGGCCTACAATTTCATTGGCACCGGATGTAGACGCAGCGGTAGATATGGCTTGCTGTAAAAACTGCCACGATTCCGAAGGTACTGGGGGCATGGTTAAAAATTTAAATGCCTTATCAACATCATCATCCACATCAATGATGCCACCTTGCTTCCACTTGGTGGCCTGCGTGGGAACGTTGAAGCCCTTCTTACGAACTGCCGTAGGCTGCAAACCATACGCAAGTAAATCAAGAGCTAAGTTAGTTATACCTTGCTCAACAATCTGTTCGGGGCCGATAAGCTGGCCTAATCCCTGCCCATAAAATGAATCCGGAAGATCGCGCCAATTTGCGCTGTAAAACGGAATCTTTCCGTATGGATTTGCTTCATTACGAATCAATACATTAATTCCGTTGAAACAAAGGATAACTATAACCTTGTCGTTATCCCATCGCTCTAATAATTCCATCGGAGATTGCAACGGATCGGCAGATGTCTTCAAACTTCTCGGCAATGCCTGTTGCAGATATCCCCACATGCCTTCAGGGATCGTCATACTGATGTTATCTGCACCTACCGATGGCCCGGTTAAAAAGAACGCCTTTAAATCTGGTTCGCTAGGAATGTTATATCCCGGCACATCACGAAGATAATTCAGATCATCAAATGTGGCATAGTCTCTATAAATGACCCACTTTGCTTCCCTGATGTCGCCTACACGACAACCTGTGTCAACTAAAACAGTACGGATATCGCAATACTTGATCCACGGGCGAGATACCTTCATCTCTTCAACGTAGATTTCATAGTCATCCGAATCCGGGGTATCAATCGGAGGCGTTGGTATCGTCGTATTAAGAGTAGCTTGAGACGCCTTTCTGCGGGTCTTCTTGATCTTTTCTTCTTTCTCTAGATATCCCCACTTAAATATCGTGGTCCCTAACAGAGCCATTTGATCGGTTCCGCGCTGTACCTGAGATCGAAACTTCATGTCCCATAACTGCGCAGAAAATAGTGCCGTCTTCGCTCTAGTTACCTCTTGCTTTGTACCCGGACGAGGGCGAAGTAAAAACGGAGGGTCTTCATAAAACAAACCTTCTATGATCTTAGGAACGATAGAACTAATATGATTTGATAATGTGAACTTAGGAACGTTGGCTTGCGCAACATTTCCACCGTCAAAGGCCGATGAATTTCTAGGACTCTGAAGCAGAATCAGAGATTCGGTCCACCGCGATGCCCACTGATTAATATTAGCGTACGTATCTGCGGTAGCGGCATCATCGATGACTAACTTAATCGCCGCTCTGTCATCATACAAATAGGTCCCGGTATCCGGGTCCTTGTGCATGTTTTCCGATGTTATATTACCCGCAGGTTCTAATGCTATCCTTTCAAGGGTTTCCATCGCGTGTTGATTTAGAGCCTCTGACATTTACCTTCCTAAATATTTCATTCGAATGTCGTCTACAGGGCCTCGGGATTCTGGCGGGGGATTATAATATGCATATTCCTGTGGTTGCATACCAAATCCACCGTTATCGTCCCCGAATATGGCCTTTCTCATTTCTTGACGAACAAAGTGCCTATACAATGCCTCTTTTTGATCTGTCTGCTCTTGTATCTCTTTCTTTGATAGAGATATTAAACTAGGAACAAACTGAGTCAATCGAGAAATTACATCCGGCACATCATCTTTAAAGTACCGCGTACTCTTCTGACCCTTGTACTTTTCTATCTGTTCGAATACCTCGTCATTCCAAGATGCATACAAAAAGAACATTCTATCGTTACGTAAAAGTGTTTCAATACCTCTGATACGATTTCTCTTCGCTTGATCCGAGTTTTCAGGGGTCTTCCAAACGATATACGGCCAATGTCCGTATGTAGTCTTACAGGTGTCAACGATCTTTTCTTTTAGAAGAATCAATCCGCCCGTATCTTCACCATACCACTGAATAGGCTTCCACTTGTTATGCATGGACGCTATTCGTGAAGCTATCTCAGTCTGTGACCACTTGCCAAATTGAACATCCAAAATTACAAGTATCCACTTACCGTCTACCGACGCGAAAGAGTTGCTTAGTTCATCGGGAGATAAACTCTGCTTTGCCCCTTCTTGATATACCTTACCGACTGCTAGCGCTGTAAAATCAGAAAACTGCTTATTCTCTCTAGCAAGATCGATGGCACCGTAAATATATCCCTGCTGCTTACCATCTACGCCTGTAGCCATCACCTCAGAAAACGTTTTATTTCTGTGGGCTTCTAAAAGAGCGCGATTCAAATCAATCGTACTTTCTTCACCCCATACTGGCTGATTCAATTGCTGACATCGAAAGCTACGCTCGTTCTTCATTCTCTTTCGAAGATCGAGCCACGACTTATGCGGAGTCTGAACCAATTCAGGAAAGGTCAAGGTGACCATTTCTTCGGTTAGCTCGAACAAACTTTTCTTTTCTACTTCTTTAAATTCTGATTTAACTGTCCAACATGCACGCTGAAAAAACTTAAGATTAAACATCTCAGGGTTGTCATCGTGCGTCTTCTTGGTTAAGCCATAATAGTCATCAGGAAAGTAACGGGTGCCAATGATATCGTGCCAGCCCCACCCCATCAACATGTTAACAGCGCCATCAGCCTTCAACAGGATGGCTTCACGGGTCGTTTCAGTCAAACAGTTGTCATCAGTTACGATATCGTCAAACTTTAAATAATCACAGTGAAAACCCGATAAAGACGACCCTACTGAAATGACACCGATAGTCGGATCGCCAGAAAAGTATCTTTGCGGTGCCTTGCTGCTTTCACCAATTATCATTGGTTCATCAGATGTACCGCTGACGCCACGAACCACAAATTCAGGAAACAATAAATGAAACGGCTCCGGTCGAACGCCCTTCGGTAGATAAAAGGTGCGCATCTTCGGACCAACTTTAACCATCTTCAAAAATTGATCGCCTAGCTTCTTGACTCCGCTTACGATCAAAATTCTGATATCTGGACAATTGATTATCAACTGAACTGCATCGATAGCATCGATAGTTGACTTGAAGAAACCTCGGGGGTCGAGCAAGACCATAGTCTTTGCAAAATTAGTGGTCTTCTCTTGTTCGATAGGGTCCTTAACGTAGTGCCCAAAATCAGCTAAAGTTCGCTTTTCATATTCTGCTGTTTTAACCCAATGCTGCGGAACACGGTTTTGGTTATCTAAGGCATTCTGAAAATCTTTTAATGAATATCCTTCTGAATAAACGTCATCGAAGTTCTTAGTTAAAAATTGATCGCAAACAACTTGATGAACGTGCGGTTGAAGATCGAGTTGGAATACATCTTTGCACAACCAATACAGGTCTTTTCTTGCTTGATCCCGTGCATACAACCACTGATCGTAATGCAAATAGCCGAGTGCGCCTTTGTGGTGCTTACCTATTTCGCTGAATCTGCCGGGAAGTTCAAATGCCTTGATAGGTACAACTTCGCTCACCTTATCAACCTTGGACTTTTTCTTGCCCCTAGATTCCTCTTCCGGAGTCAAACTCTCATCTATACCATGAAGATAGAGGTTCCATAGGTCTTCGTACGAAAGTATTTCTGATCTGAAACGCTTACCGTTGGACTTCTCATCCAGTTCCTTTACAAACTGAGGCCAAAATTCTCTCTGTTCTTTTATACGTTGTTGAACGAAATTATATCGATCTTTTTCTGGCCCTGTAAGTCCCATTGTCCACCTGTTATTGTTATGAAACTACTTCTGGCTTATCTCCTGTTGCCGCACCTTTAAAGATGCTGGCAGATAAGTTATTTCCTTGCATTGATACAACTATAATTCCACCGGGATCGACATCTAAGGTATCGATATCCCCGTAAATAATGTTTCCTATTTCATGACAGTTGCTGGCATGCTGAGCCATTAACGACGGACCACCGCCATTAAATACACTAGCTTGTGCTTCATCAACTATAGTACTGAATGCCTTTAAATATCTTTCACGAAATTGATTCAGTGATTCCCCACCGGGTATAACTTTATTCGGGGTATCTGCATAATCTTGAAGTTCTTTCTTGTTTTCTTCGTTCTTCGGTTGACCAGTAAACTTACCTACGTCCCAAGGGCGCATATCACGTAGCTCTTTGCCTACGATATCATGGCCTTCTAAAATGATATCCATTGTCTCTTTTGCACGCCTCATATCACTAGAGTAAGCGTGTGCTAGATCGATATCTTCGAGGTCCGTTTTAACTTCCTTCGCTTGATCGACGCCCTTCTTGTCCAAAGGTATATTTGTCCAGCCCCTAAATTTTCCTGAGTCGTTCAAAAGAGTGCTGCCGTGGCGCGCAACATAAATTATAGGCTTCATACGTACCAACTTATAGCTCGCTCTTGAGAACTCCATATTTCACCTAAATTTATGAATCCGGGCCGTTGATATTTAACTTACGCGCCTTTCTAACCAAATCGTACGAAGGATTTGGAAACCTATCTTGCACACCAGTTCCTATCGGACTAATTTGTGCGTTTACATTAGGCACAACCGGAGATTGCGTCTTCGGGGACTGTATTTGATTTGTTAATGGAATCATTTAATGCTCAAACTTTTTAGCGTTGAGGGCAAACTGGCCCATATGAGCCGTATGCGGGTCTTCGCTCGCAGCGGCTTTCTGCTTGTATTCATCTGGTAACGGATCGCTATCGGACCCTTTCCACCCGTGCTTGCGAGCCCATGCGTGGAGCCCGCCTTTGCGAAGATGAAATAAAGCACGATAAGGACTTACTTTTTGTTTGTCAGCCATTTATACACCTTGTGCAGGAGCAGCAACAGGTGGAGCGCCAGCAGGAGCAGCGCCACTTCCAGCCATCGGATTAGCTTCTGCACTTTCTTGTTCCCCCGGATTCGGCTGTGACGTATGATCCATCATGCCATCCATCATTGCATCATGATCTGCTACTGCATAATCTTTGTGTTTTCCGTCTTCGTGTTCATGATGAATAGAATGTGATCCGTCGTCGTGATGCGTGATGTGCGTATGCTTATATCCGTGACCAGCGTGTTTACGTTTCTTTTCTTCTGCCATAAATACTCCTATTTAATATTTTTAACACATAACGGACAATTTGGATTTACAATATTTCTTCTAACGTGCCAACGTAAATGACAAACAGCAGGTCCGCCTTTCTTTCCGCCCAACTTACCGAGATTGCTCATATATCCCGGCGTATCTGCATTTATTTTTCCTTGGGCCGAAAGAACTTTCATATGACCATTTTCAATATTCCGTAAGCCTTGTTCGTGACCCCATTTTGTATCAAAAACATTTCCTAAAATTTTAATGCGGTCCCAATGACCGCTTTCTTTATTCTTCTTGCCTTGTTTATGGCCTAAAGCAATAATTTGACCTGTTTCTACATTCTTTTGACCGCCGAGAATGCCGCCGCGAGAACAAGTTTCTGACGTGCTCAATTTACTGAGACGATAACGATTTTTTGGATTTAAATTAGATGCTATGCCACCGAGTCTCCCTAATTCAGACGATCCGGAAAAACCACCGGGAACGAGATTATATCCACAATCTCTATTGGTTGACCGAAGTAATATAACCCATAATTTTTCTAAATTGTTCAATTTATCTTGATCTGTAACACTGTCTATCACAACTAAATGATCGAAACCGCCCCAACCATACTTTACAAGGGCCTTACGAAAATATGGTTGTTGTTTATAACCCGACCGCCACCGTTCTTTCGTATTTCTTGTTTGGCCTACATACACTTTTCCGTTAGTTTTATTTACGTGAATATAGATACATCCGTTCATATACTTCTCCCTTAAAGAAAATGAGGGGTGTTAAGGGCACCCCTCTCCGACAGTTAATTATGCTGTCAGTTTGAATAAATCTTTGAGGCCCTCATTCAGTATGCTCTTCTGCACGCAACGAGCTAGCGGCGTAGGAAGCGGGACGCTCTAATCCCGACTGGCATCTTTTCCAGTTTGCGCTGTCTCGGCCTCTAAGACAGTTCTTCTACTGAATGAAATTCAAAATACTTTAAAATACTTTAATGTCCCTGTTCTTTTCTTGCTTTACGAGCGTGGGCGTATGTTGGAAGATGACTACGTGGTGTAGACGCGAAATCATGAAGCTGCTTATGACTCATATCCAGCATACCTTTGTTCTCTGCGTGCAGCTTTTCCGGCTCGTGTTCTGCAATCGCCATTGCGATCTGCTGCTTTTTAGAAACTGCGGGCATAAAAACCTCTTAAAACTTTAACTTAAACCACTGGCCCAAATCATGATGCAAAATACTTCCGGCGAGAACTATCACAGAGTGATACCACTGTCTGGTATCTGCTTTGTCTTGGTTCTCTTCGACAGTCTTTACCCGCTCTTCTATCCCGCCTTGAAACTTAGAAAACTCAGAGTGCAAATCACCGATAGATTTAGTAAGTTCGTTGCGAGCATCGCTCAATGCCGTAAGAATGGCGGCTGTATCGCCGTTCATGTTCTGGTCCATAAATTGTCGGGGCTATACCCGGCTTGCTGTGGATTTCGCACGGTTATGAAAGAGGGTGCGCTATCTCTGTATCTGCGCTCCGCTACGTTCAAGATTAATTTGGTTGAACGACCTTAAATTCTGTCAAGGCCGCTTTGTTGTCTTCTGCACTTACTTCAAACTGTACACCGATCATTAAACTAAAAAACGGTGAATTTATGGCAAAAGGTTTCATACCTTTCTCCGATTCAAATACACCCGCTATCATAGACTGAACCGTTCCTTGAAATAACCCGTTACCTTCAAGAACCAACTTTACATGAAACGGTAAATCTACCGTCCCCGGAACGTTCGATAATCTAACTAACGTAATCTTCTCTGAACTAGAATCCTTCGCCTGAATAAGATAAGTTACAGAACCCTTCGTTGCGGAAGCATATCCAGATGCATACACTTCAAATCTACTGCCATTTATCTTTTCAAAAGGAAGCGGTAGCTCTCTAGGAACTGGTGTAGATGGCGAGTATACTCCTACTTTACCGGAGTTCCACAACTTCTGAACGGGCCTGCTTAAAAAATATTTAATTTCATTACCAGTGCCGCCTACAACACTAGCCATCGAAGCGTTTATATCATATTGTGCTACGATCATAGATGCCTTAAAATTTTGCCAACGGCTTTAACGTTCGGCAGGCTTGAGTTTCACATTAGCTAACTACACTAGTCTTGAACAATCTTAAATTCATAGAGCGATGCGGTGTTGCCAGTTGATCCTGTACTGAAAGAGCATCCGCAAACGAAACCGAATCCTGCTGAACCGTTGCCGTTGGTTAGAACTAGCGCTGGTGGCACAGCAGGAATAGTTTCTTCTACCTGAGTTGAAGGGTTAGTTGCCTGTTGGAACTGATACTTCATGAACCCGTAAAGCAACAGTGTCGCCGGATCAATAGTCAAATCCAATGCAACAGACCAACCCAATGAAATAGGAGCCGTACCCATTGCGCTTGACGCGGTACCACCGCCGATTACGGTATAAGTTTCGCCGGAAGCTGCAACTGTTCCGGTGTTAATCATAACGTAAGGGGTAAAGGTCGGAGTTCCTGTTGATGTTGTCGCTGATCCCGTTGCATAAATACGGAAGCGATTACCAAGTAACTTGCCTTCGCCGTTAGCGATGGTAGAAATCTGCAACTGGCCTAGTGCGCTCGTTGCCGTAGGAACCTGACCTAGCTGTGCGCTGGTAATCGGTGAATTTACACCTGTTGCCCCGGTATTCCACAAGCTGGTCGGAGGAGGACTTGAAAAATATCCACCTGTCGCTGGCTTTGATGCAACAGCCTGTCCTACGTTATTTAATGTACTTGGGTTTGCTACACTTACTAAATACTCTGCAATAACTGACATATTACTTCTCCTTATACGTACTGTTAGTGCCACTCATGTTCGAGTACTCACACCAGACAGCCGCTTTAGAATCGGGCCTTAACCCGTCTAAACTTTTATAAACTTATATCATTCCAGCGGCATCGCCCGCAGCAGAGTTACTTCCACCGCCGCCACCGCTTGAAATTCTCTTTTTACTTACGCCGCCCAGTGCTTCGTCTTTATCGCTATTTGAACGATGACCGACATGGGCAGGAAGAACTTTCTTCTTTTTCATTCCGCCCAATGTTTCTTCCGGATGGCTGGTGCTTCCCGGTTGGCTGTTTGCCATAGGTGCCTTCTTCTTTGCAGAGCCGCCTAGCGTCTCTTCACAGCTCATTGCCATTTTGAATCTCCTTAATCTTACACGTAATTTACGGTCACCGGAACACTGCTACTAGGAGCCGTGTTCCCTGCGGTGCCTCCGGTTGTGACACATATTGCTGAAAGTGCTGTTCCGAATGTCTTACCCGGATTTGCCCCGGTAAACAAAAAGTGTGTTACCTTAGCACCTGCTGGCACATACACAATTTCATCCGGAGAAGTCGAACCAATTGAAACGGAACCACTGGCAACATTGAAAAGCTTAACGTAGCTCGCCGCGCCTCCGTTTGCTGTATTATCCACTAACACACTATAAACAACCGCAGACGAAGACTTAATTCCATCTACGGAGTTCCCCATTGCAGTATCGTTAAACTGAATTAATCCCGCTGGTGTAGCAACTTCAATTTGAGTTACAGACAATTTATCATCTCCCGTCTATTCCGATTAATTCCCGCAACAATTCAATTGCTCTGATCGGAGAAAAACCTAGTTGTTCTAATCTACCTTGAACAAATTTTACTGAACTTGTGCCCCTGTACTAAACTTTATACCGCCACCAAGAATACTACTATTCAAAGGTGTAGAAGACGCAAACGGATATGCTCCCAAGTCTTGATTGCCGCTGCCGGGACGCGCCACACAACCGCCTGTTCCACAAGCACCGCTTACGCCAAATGTCAAAGGTGCTCCGGTCGAGTAAGTCGCCGGAGCATTTCCCGGCGTCACACCCAAAGCAATCGCAGGGCTTCCAGCCATCAAAGTATAATTAGTATTTACATTAGGATTCGATGTAGTGGAATGCGCCTCCTTAGGCGAAGCCGCCGCCTGATATGACCCGGCCCCCGAAAAGGTGCTATAATTGCTGCCGTTCCAGTACCAGCCGCTGCTTCCCGTGTTGTAGTATAGGTTATAGTCCATCGTAGAGAACGTGCCCGCGTTGTTCGGATTATAGAAGGCGGTGGCGCAGTTCAAGATTATATTGTTGTCAATGTTGTAAGTATTAGTGCTCTGTGCATCGGTCTCAATTCCTTTGCCACCCGATGTCGCGTTGGATACGCAATCGCAGGTGTTATTCCAAATATTGATGTTCTGGTGATACGCTTGGTCAAAAATACAACCGTCGCCCGGAGCGCCGCTGGTCATCACGGTAAGGGTATTGAACACATCAGCATAAATTGTGCCGTCGTTTGCTGTGCTTGGAAATGCAGTCTCCATGAACACTGCCGCCGTGCCGCCTGTCGAAGGCCACGCACCATGCGTGTAAATATTGTAAATTAATATAGGATGCCCAGATGCGCCGATATTTCCTGATCCGGTTGGAAAAATATGTACGGTTTCCATGTGTGTAGCATCGCTCGGCACTCCCCAATTGTATCCGACCGTGGCATCCACATCGTGTATCTTGCTGTCCGTGTCATTGCAGGTGCTATTTCCGCCACACGCATACCAGATGATGTCACCGATGTCGGTCGAAGTAATGTGATCGATCTCATTAGTTGAAGAATTCTCTAGCGCGAAGAAAATCCCCTTTTGGGCGCTCTTGATCGTTAAGTTATGGAAGTGATTTCCAGTGCCACCGTCAAGATAAAGCAGGCACACATCATCGGTCCCGCATCCAGTTCCGCCCGCGCCGTCGGTTCCCGTACCTGTGTGGATGTAGAGAGGTCCGATGGTTCCATTTGTGATCTCAATGTTGCTAAAGCCGCCACCGAAGCCGTCATCAATTCCCGTCACAATAGTAGACGTGTTTAGCCCTGTGCCATTATTCGGGCACTCAAATCCAGTGGTCGTACCGTTCAAATCAAACTTATAATAAGATCGTCCACCAAGCTGAATTGCCCCGGCCAATCCTCCAGTCATATCACAAACTCGCAAGCTGGCATTTGATTCCCATTTGACGATGATGACATTTCCCGCTGATCCGCTGGTTGCTGGAATCAGACCGGAAGTAATCGTGCCGCATAGCATGTACGTATCGCCTGCGATTTCCGAAGAATTGAACGTAGCAACAGAGATCGTCGTCTGCGTGCCGTCTGCGCCACAGCTAACTGATCCACCTGACTGAGATACGTAGTGCGTTGCAGCTTGCGCAGAAGATACAGATAAAACAAAGATAGCCGCAAAAACAAGAAACAGTTTTTTCATCAAAATTATCTAACCATTGGAGGAGCAGATTCTACTGTAAAGCCGCCGGGTAACAACGGATAAATAGCATTTGTAAAATCGACCATTTCACTCCACAGTCTCACAGTTCTAGAAACCGCTGCCGATGGATTCACAGAAGACCCGATCCACACATCCGTCGCTCCGAATCCACTAAAAGCTGGTCCTGTACTACATCCCATTGTTGTATCGCATGTCACCGATGCCAAAAGAGTAAGCGTTGATCCGCTAATTGTATAAACACTCAGATAACCATTCGCGTTCGATGATGTTTCCTTAAATGTAACCCAATAACTTGTAGAATTAGCAACAATCACGCTATAAGGGCAATCCGCTTGAATAGTTCCTGTACAATTGGCATTAGGACTCAATCGAATTACATGAATATGGTTTCCAGTTCCGTCACATTCGTCGGAAAGCCTGAATTCGTCGCCAAAACTTTGTGAATAAAATTCAATGAAGTGGATGAGGTCGCTATCTCCTGCATCGGCGGCGGAACAGGTGTAATTCCCCGTCGTAATAAATACGCCAGCGGAAATCGCTGTTTTAGCTGATCCGCCAAGTGCAACATCCAAATATTCGTGATTGCTTGCCGAAGAACTAAACTGTAATGCTTTCGTACTAGTATCAGATGAATCCGGAGGTGTCGCTGTTTGAACCGTTAGTGTAGATGCTAAAGTGCCTGCTAGTGTCCATGTAAAGGTATTCGGAGTACCAGAACTTTTTGCGCAAGCAGCGGTGGCATCAGAACCAGCGGTACATGTGTTCCAGTTATCAAATAAATCTAATGTAATTCCCGGCCATGCTGCGTACATAGGAATACACGCAAGGATTACAAGTGTAGCAACAATTAAGCCCTTGCGAATATTAGTTAATTTTCTGTCCATGTGCCGAGTCCCACCCATACCTGCCAATGCGTTGAATCAATTGCCACGAAGCAAGCGGCATCTCCTGCTGCGCCGCCCGATGCAACACCGTGCGTTCCGCCGCCACCGACTGTATTAACAACACCGTTCAAGATCACATAAGAGCCGGATGCAGGATACACTGTAAGTACACCTGTATTAACCACGCCTGTTGTACCAGAATTTTGCACACAGTACTGCATGCCCTTCGCGGTTGCTGGCAATGTATAAGTTACACCTGTTCCCGCAGTTCCTTCTTGGTTCTCTGTGTATCCGGTGCTATACGTTGTTCCAAGGTTTGCTGTGGTTCCGGTTGTAATTGTAATCGGAACCTCGCCATCCATAACTCCTGAAACTACCAACGATCCTGTTACAGAAACAGTACCCGCAGACCCTGCTGTACCCGAACCTCCGGTACCCGCCGATCCGGGAACTAAGTTAATACTTCCACCGTTTGAATTTACACCTGTGCCGTTTGATGCACCACCGCTACCTGCGGTCAAAGTAATAGAACCGCCCGCACCACCAACAGCGTTTGTTCCGGTTCCTGCTCCACCAGTCCCTGAGTGAATGGCTACAAGTGATCCGATTCCCGCTGTTCCTGCTGCGTTAGATGTAGCACCGCCAGTTAATCCAGCGATGTTAAATAATGTACCTGCCGCTAGACCCGCTGTACCGCTTGAAGAAGCTATCGCAGTACCTTGTACAAGAAATTCTCCGGTTACACCTGCTGTGCCGCTGCCACCAATTCCTGCTCCGCCAAGCGTAGCAATAAGATTTCCACCGTTAGCGTTGGCTCCGGTTCCTAGTGATGCACCACCGTTACCTGTTGTAAGATTTACGGTACCGCCTGCGCCACCAACTGCGTTTGTTCCGGTTCCGGCACCGCCATTACCACCTGTAATAAGAGGAGAGCTACCTACGCCAGCGGTACCTGCTACATTACTTGATGCTCCGCCTGTTACACCTTCAACCCAAAAGAACGTTCCTGACGCTACACCAGTTGCGTTAGATGTAGAAGCCGGAGATGTACCTGTAACAATCAGTTCACCTACGCGGCCTAGAGTACCTGTAGAAGAATTAGTTCCCGGCGCACCCAATGTTAGTATTATGTCGCCACCTGCTCCTGCCGCGCCTGCGCCCGTTCCACCGTTACCGCCTGCGCCAGTGTTAAGTGTGAAAGAACCACCTTGAGCACCGCTGTTCGTTGCTGTACCACCGGCATTTCCACCGTTACCTAGCGTTGTTGCAAAGCTACCGCCAGCGCCGCCGTTGCCTGTTGTAGCACCGCCAGCAGAACCGTTTCCTGATAATAATGAATATCCTGCTCCAACGTTTCCTGATGAACTTGCACTAGCTGCGCCGCCTGCCGCTGCCGCTGTTACATTTATAATGCTAGGTGCTGCTGCGTTTGCTGGTCCGGCTGCGCCTTGCGTAATCTGCAAAGGTATCGCAGTCGTTGTCGTTAAAGTTGTTAACTGAAGTTCTACATCGCTTGATCCTGAAGCTGCTGTTGTTTCACCAAATGTTACGCAAGCTTGAGAACCAGTTGTCTGAGCGCAGTTCAATGTCAAAGGATTGTTGCCATTTGCTAGTGTAGCGATTGATCCGGTTGCACTCACGATCTTGTTAAGAGGAATTGTAGAAGATGTTGTTAACACCGCTGATGCCAAGACACCAGAATCAGTCAATGTGCATGTCGTGCTAGATGTTACGCAGTCAACCAAGTCCCCGGTAACTGGCGCGGTAGCAAAACCTAAAATTGTATTTGACGCTGTTGCCGCGCTGCCCCAAGTTGTAGTAAAATTTCCAGACGCTGGAAAGGTCAACAATGTTCCTGCTGTGCCACTCGCGCCTAATGTAAGTGCGGCACCGGAAAAGGTCATATTGGCACTAGATGTTAGTGTCTTGGTGCCGTTTCCGTAAACCACTTGCCCGGATGTCAATGTTCCTGAATCCGTAACTACGTTAGCAGCAAGAACACCAGAATCTGTCAAGGTGCATGTCGTACTTGCTGTTGTACAATCAACTAAATCACCTGTCGTAGGAGCGGTTGCAAAACCAGCTATTGTGTTGCTTGTGGTTGCTCCACTTGACCAAATTGTATGTGCGTTAGCGGCGCTGTTAGCTAGCTGTACCGTGCCTGCTGTTGAATTGTCTGTACCTAGAACAATTGCAGCGGGCAAACTTAGTGTACAAGTTCCTGACGATGTAATAGTACAAGTTCCTGTTGCAGTAATCTGATTCGATGTACCAGCTATCGTAACACTGCTTACACCACTGCCTGCGGAACCTTCGCCACCGACTGTAGCAAAGTAATTTGTACCGTCGCTCCATACTGTGGTCCATGTTGGAGCCGTTGCACTACCAGCAGAAAGTGATAGATTGCTTGTGCCACCATTGATATTCTGGCCGCTGCGAGCAACTGTAACGATACCCGTGCCGTAGTTCAAAATATTAATGTACTGACCTGCCGCTGGCTGAGAGCCAGATGCAACTAGTGTAACCGTGAATGTTCCTGATGCAACTGAGATCGTCTTATAGCTTTGGAAATCTCCGGCTACAACTTGATATGTAGCTGTCTGCGGATTAATAGCTGACAGCGTTGCAAACGATGGAGCAGAACTTCCGCCTTGTCCTGATAAGAATGTTCCTAGCGCACCCGCTGCCGTGCTTGTCAGTGTATGATTCGCTGTACCGTAAGCTACGCCGTTGCTATTATAGTTTGAAGAATTTATCGTTACCTGTGTATACAAAACTCCGCTGTCCGTCAAAGTACAAGTGGTTGACGACGTGGCACAATAAATCAAATCGTTATTTGTCGGAGCAGAAGCAAAAAAGAGAACTGTGTTCGAAGCAGTGGCCGCGCTACCTAATGTTGTAGTAAAGTTTCCGGATGCCGGATACATAGCCAAAGTACCCGCAGTACCGGACAAACCTAATGTCGGAGTTACAGTCCAAGATGCTGCCGTAGCGCTTGATGTGTTAGGAATTGCGCCCGCTGATGGCGCGGTAGATGCGTTTGTACCGCCGTTAGCTATAGGCAAGGTTCCCGTTACGTCTGCCGTTAAGCTAACCTGACTGATAGATGCCGTATCTACGTTGCTTGAATTTGATAGGTGAAGGATACCTGTACCAGAGCTACCCGGAAGAAGAATTTCATACGCGGTAACAGAAGACGAAGCTTCAACGGTAACGGTACTTGCTGTTGCGTGACCGATAGCAGTTCCCGCTGTAAATGTGATGCCGCCTGCCACACCACCGCTTTGTTGAACCGCAATCGGCTTGGTAGATGTAATAACACCAGATGTTGTTACACCGTCATCTAATACAGAATTCTTAATGGCGTTAGATGCAGATGCCTCTGTCAGATATCCAGTTGTCAAACCTGATATAGTACCACCGCAACCCGTGCAAGACGCTACGGTCAAGTTACCTTGGTAATCTAGCTTAGCGATAGATGATCCACCGTTAACATAAATATCCATTATGTTTCCGGTAAACCCTGACGGAGCGTTAATACCTAACTCTGTTCCTGACGTGCTAAATACAGTAGGCGCGGTACCGTCGTTAATATAGACCAATGGGAATGTTGTGGTACCAGTTCCACCTGTGTATGGAGCACCTGTAACAGCTATAGCAGATGTGCTAGCTGCTCCGGCCTTGCTAAATGTTTCTGCTGCTGAAAATGTTTGTGCAGTACCGAGTACAGCCACGGTATCTGTAACGTCAGGCAAGGTCAACGTTGCTGCTGTTGTACCGGATGCCGGACTTAGTGTAACTACCCCGGTATTACCAGAATTAGCAAAGGCCAATGTACCTGTGATTGTACTTGCAACACCTAATGTCGGAGTTGCCGTGCAAGTAGGATCGGTTGCGGAACCTTGAACCGTCTTTCCAGCGGTGCAAGACAAGAAAGCTACGTTGCTCGTACCTTCGCCTAACAAGATATTATGTGCTGTAAGTGTTGCTAATCCAGTTCCACCGCCTGCTACAACAACGGTTCCGAACGCCGGATTTGAAGATGACCCTTGTGAAATCAGCGGTACGCCAGATGTTGCACTAGGCGTAATACCCGCGATATTTGTAGATGTGGTAAATACTGAAATCTGATACTGAGAAGGGGGGCCGCTACTTGTAACCGTCCCTGATCCGGTTCCGCAGCCTGTACAACTTGCTACCGTGATATTTCCTTGATAGTCTAACTTAGCTACCGACGCACCACCGTTCACATGGAAATCTAAAAAGTTGCCTGTAAATCCACTAGGTGTATTAATACCAAGTTCCGTTCCGGCGGTTGAAAATGTTGTCGGGCCAGTTCCATCGTTAATATAGAACTGAGGGAAATTAGTTGTTGCTGAACCACCTGTATATGGCGCTCCTGTAACTGTCAAACCAGAAGCAGATGCCGCGCCCGCAGAAGAAAAGGTACCTAACCCTGTTGCACTTAAAGTTGTAAAATGGCCTGCCGCAGCTATCGTACCACCGATAGCCGGAGGAGACGCTAGATAACTAGAGAACCCGGTACCGCTTACTGTAGATGACGCTGACAACGTGGTAAACGCACCCGTTGAAGGCGCACTACTTCCAATAGGAGTCGGACTAGCGAAAGTTGCTCCGCCTAGTAACGATGCATTGATAGAACCACCAGTTTGATATGTCATGGTGGCACCAGTTCCGACAGTCATTGACGCAGAGTTATTTGTTCCCGATGTTATGCCGCCAAAACCTACAGATGACGCAGAACCGTTTACGAGTGCCCACGTTCCGGCGTTACAGCTATAAAGATTACCAGTGTTATTATCTGTGTAAAGGGTTCCTGAAGTACACGCACCTGTAGGGGCACCGCTACCGCTTAAGTTATTACTTATGTTAACAGATACTATAGATGATGTGATCGTTACCGCTGCGGTTCCTGAAGAAAAAGATGTTGCCTCGGCTTCAATTATAGATAATCCAGCTATCGTTAATAATGTCTGCCAAGCACCTGTAGTTGTGGTACTGGTAGTTGAACTCCCACCACTGACAGGTACAACTGGCAACAACGAATAAATAATACCATCGCTCGTACCGTAAAAGGTCAATGTACCAGAAAAAGTTCCGGAAACAGAAAAGGTAGCTAAGCTGTTGTTGGCGTTATTCAACTGAAGAACAACGCAGCTAGCTCTGTTTAACTGACCGCAAGCGGAAGTTGTTCCTTGCGCAGTTATATTTCCAGTTGAAAAGTGCTGCTGTGGATTTTGACCGAAGCAGGACGCTGCGGCTACCAGCAATAGAGGTATGAACCTCTTAAGAAATTTCATCTAAAGCCCTTGATGATGTACGCATCATCTTAAAACAAAAACAACGGGGCCACCGAAGTAGCCCCGCAGAATTACGCAAGTCTTTCTAATATCACTGAAACCTGTGCAGCGCCAGCCGTAGCAGCGCTACCTGTAACACCCGGAGTATAAGTGATAGCTGCGGTACCCGCACTATTAATTAATATGCTGCTCAAGGTTGCCGCTGTTATGGTTCCACCGCTAGACGCCGGAAGATAGTTCCCCGCTGTCTTAGCTGCTGTAGTCAGGGTAAGCGTGCTAGCTTGATCCGCATCCGTCCAGCCAAATGCCATCGTGACTTCCGTATTTGTCACAAACGATGTAGTAATAATCAATTGGAAGCTAAGTCTATAAATGCCCGCTGGAGCGGTTGCCGGAGCTAGGTTAACCGCTGCTGCGGTATTAAATACCGCATAACCAAAGTTACCGTTAACGGCACCTACAACTACAGGTACACCTATTCCAGCGGTAGCTGTGCTATCATATGTGGATATCACACCGCTAGAATTTATGCCTAGTACCCTGCCCCCACCGATCTGATCTAAATGGAGAAAGTCTGTCCCGTCCGGACTGACATATACTCCCATAATTGCTGGCATCCTATTTATCCTCTTGCTTCTAATTTTAGAAGCGTAAATGCAAAAGCCACCCAAGATACAGGTGGCTTGAATAATCTGGTCGGGAATGAAGGAATCGGACCTTCGCCCTACGTATCCGAAACGTAGAGACTACCATTATCAGAATTCCCGTTACTTAATATTTTTACTAATACAAGGCATGTACGGCGTCTGTTTATATCGAACGCCCTTCACATCAATAATATCTCTTGTGTGTTCCGTTGGATTAAACCAAATACAAGCTTCGTTAGAAAGTTTATCCAATATTTCCAACATATCATATGGATGAATCAATGTTGGTTCACCGGGAAGAGCGTAGCCACGGTGTAACTGCTCTATTACCTTTTTCTGCTCTTCGTTTTCTTTTCTGTACCACTTTAGTTCTTGTTCTAGGGCATTCACAGCGGCTGCTAGATATCCGTCGTACATAAAGCTATTGTCCTTTCGAAAATGGTCGGGGCGGAGGGAATTGAACCCCCAAGAGCATATTGCTACCTGCTTCCAAAGCAGGACCGCTGCCAGATTACGGACCTACACCCCGTTAAAGTTCATAAAAATATTCGTAATAATCTTCTTTCTCTGGATTAGCTGCCAAAAACTTGGTCACGGTATTATCTTTCAAGTCCAAGAGAAAATCTATAACACGGTCAGATGGGACCGCCACGTTGTAACTGCCTTCACTGAACGTTCCGACTGCGACTGCGATCAATGCCCTCTGCTTACTACTAAATACACCTGAACCACTGGACCCGTGTCCTATTGTGAGATTCATAGGCATCGTATGCGCCCACTGCGGATAAGTTTCAACTAAGCTAGCCGGAAGAACAGGGAAGCTAGGTCCCATGTACTCTCCGTGAAATATTTCTTTTCCGGTTGACAACGGAAACGACACGTTAAATACGGGATCACCTACACTTAATCTACGTTCGTCACGGATTTTAACAGTTGGTATATCTCCGCCGTTCACCACATACAGCAACGCTAGATCATCTGACAACGATAAAGCAATTGGCCTAGTATCATAATACGGACCCGCTTGGTTTGCTGAAAAACTTACAACTTCATGTTCATAAATCTTATTAGTTCGGACATTAGCTACACAATGTCGTGCTGTAAGAAATATGCCACCAGTATCCCACTTTGCA